AATACAAATTAACCTGTTTCAATCCTCACCCGGCCTTTCGACCGGGTGCAACCCCAGGCCCCATAACGGCGGGTTTTACAAAGAATTTTTTATTATTGGGGGCGAACCCAGTTCTTACGAGGCGCCGATGACCTCGGATTTTGATCAGATGATGGCTTACCATTTAGAATCATTACTTATTTTCGGCTGGCGAAGCAGGCCGAGTTTGCACCTCACTGGTGGTTCGCCGCTACAGAACCAGGGGTTTGTCAAAATCAACTTTTTTGTTCCAGCCGAATACCCGCACATGTTTTTCCAACGGCTCCAGTAAGTGATAGATCCTCAGGCTGTCCTCCTGGTCGTCCATAACCTTAACCAAGGTTCGTACCAGCCGTTCATAGTGCAGATCGTCAACGGTGCATTCGAAGACGCTTTTTTGCACCCGTTGGCCAAAGTTTTTGCATTGCTTAGCCATGTTGGCCAAGCGTCGGCGTCCCTCTGGGGTTTCCGTGGAAACGTCGTAGGTCACCAATACCAACACCTGGATACCTCCTCTGGTTTAGTGATAAAGGAAAGGCAGATAAGCCGGTGTGTCGCCACGCAGATAGCGGGCCAGCAGCCTGGCCTGAATATGTGGCACTATTCCAAGGGGCATTTTTTGCTCCAACACCTGATGGGATACTTCTTCCTGTTTTCTTTCCTGATAGGCCACTACCACCTTTTTACGGCCGGCATCGTTTAACAAAACCGCTCCACCAGGACGGTGGTCAAAATCTTTGCTGCTAAGAGTGCGCCGATTGATCAGGGTCAATGCCAGGCGATCGGCCAGAATCGGCCGCAGTTCTTCCATTAAATCTAAGGCCAAAGCGGGCCGGCCGGAACGGAGGGCATGGAGAAAGCCCATCTGGGGATCCAACCCCACCCCTTGGGCCGCCGCGGCACAATCACTCATTAATAAAGCGTACAGAAACGATAATAAGGCATTGACCGGATCCAACGGTGGACGCCGATTCCGTCCCTGGAAGGCAAAGGTTTGGCGGTCGGCGAGGACCATCGCAGCAAACGTGGCAAAATAGCTCCGCGTCGCCTCACCCTCGATGCCGCGCACCTCATCCAAATCCTGGGCGCGGGGTAAGTTTTCCAGTTCCTGGGCCAACCTGTGGGCGGTAGTTTTCAGGGCGTCATGGTCACTGACCTCTGCCGTATCCCGGGCACTCCGCAAAACAGAGCTCCGCATGTTTTTAATTTTGCCGGCTACCAGGCTGCGGGCAATGTTCAGGGCGCGGGTGGGATGGCTTAATGCTTCATGCTGAGCCCGGCGGAGCAGGACGTTGCCGGAAACCGGCCCCTCCAGGCGGGCCAGGAATCTGCCGGAACGGCTCAGCCAGGTGACGGCACGGCCATCTTGGGCGCAGCGGGCCAACAGGGCCGGAGTGGTCATAACCTCCCCAAAGAGCACCAGTCCCCCCAGATGATGGAGCGGAATCTGCAGCCGCACCACTTTTTCCACTTCCACCTTGAGGGTCTCAAGCTCCAGGCGGAGATAGGCTCCCTGAGTCTGGACATAGAGAGTATTTAACAGGTTTTTCATGACTCATCTTCCAGCTTCCAGAGATTGGTGGATAAGCGCTTGAGTCGCCGCTGGTCCGCCACCGTTGCCGGCAGGCAGGAGGAATGGAGGGAGCAATGCCGACAGCGGGAATCGGCCACAGGCGGCGGCAAGACTTCGCTTTGGAGCATGTGCCGAAGTTGGGGAATAATCTTTGCCAGCCTTTCCCGGAGGGACGGATCGAAAGTTACCTCCCGGCGGCGGCGTGAACTGGCATGATAAATGGCGCCGCAGGGAACTGACTGCCCGGTCATCTCTTCCAGACAGACCGCCTGGGCGCAAAGCTGCAGATCATCATGTTCTTTCTGCCGCCGCGGGCCATGCTTATAATCAATCGGGTAAGGAGTGACACCGTGGAACTCAACGACGTCAGCGAGACCCACCAGACCGAAGCGGTGCGATCGCAGCGGCAGACTGCGTTCCACCCGCACCCTTTGATCTTCCTCGCCGCCCCCGGCGTCTACTTCTTCATGCACGAAACGACCCCGTAAGGTGTAGATGTTTTCATCCCATACTGCTTCCAGATGAATCAGGGCCGCCTGTCGGGGGCAGAAACTGAAGTGCTGGATGGCGGAAATGGGAATCAAGTCAGTTTCAGTCCAGTCTGCCAGATCGGCAGGGGTGTCATTGATCAGAGGCGTTTCCCAGTCCATGGGCACTCCCGTCAGTCGGCCAAGATGGTCAGAGTGACCCCCGGAAAGTCCCCCAGTGCTCCGGCCGACGGCATGGTGAGCTGATAATCCTCGAAACCGCGGGGGATGTCGCTTTTGGGTGTAAGCTGGATGAGATCAAAGAGCTTGTGGGCCGGGGCGTTGCCGTGGGGGCTGTCGTGGGTAAAGATGTAAAGCCCCCGGCAGACCATCTCTCCCCGGGCGGCGGAGTGGTCGTGCTCGAACATGTTCAGCAGGGCTTCCCAGAAAATGGCCAGATCTTCCTGGGTTACCCCGGTTTTTTTGGCCAGGGCCGGGCTGAAAAAGCCATGGGCCCGATAGAGGCCATAGGGAACCAGGGGTTTGCGGCCCATCTCCGTTTCTTTGCGGGCCCGGTCAGCCTCCCGGGTGATGGCCACCCGGGTGATGGAGAGGTCCAGGGCCACGATGGGGGAAACCGAACGGGCAAAGGTCAGTTGCATAGGGCCTCTGACCTGACCGGCGTTAAGGCCGGTGGAGAGGACGGCGCCGAAGAGGCGGATGTCGAAATAGGTCTTGGCCAGGTGGTGCTGGGCTTCCTGGCGTTTTTCGCGGGAAATCTTGCCTTTGCCGCCTTTGGCAGCGGCGGCCAGGTCCTTGGCCAATTTGGCGATGGGGTCTTTGAGGTCTGGTGGCCCCTGCAGCTCTTCCAAATACGCCTGGAGCTCTTTGCGGACATTGGCTTCTTTAACCGTTTCGCCAGAATAAACGAGGAAACCGTCTTGGAGGTCATACCCCTCCAGCTTGTCAATATGTTCCTGGAGCCATTCCAGCAAGGTCTCATTTTCTACCGAGGCCTGGGGCGGCTCCACCCCAACCTCTCGAAAACCTTTGGTAATCAGGGTATTGAGGGCCGTCTGGCTCTGGATAAAGATGGGTTTTTCCTTAATCAGGGCCACATAATCCCGGACTTTCCGTTTCAGGCAGACATCGGTGACCAGGCCATGCATGGTCTCGGGGTCCAGGCGGGGCAGGTTGCCGGCATCAGGATCGCCGTTTGGGTTGCCGTTGGTGACGTCAAAGAGATAGACGAAGTCATGGCGTTTGCCGGGGTCAGTATACAGGTCCATGTCATCCTCCTAAGCCGTGGTATCAGCAGGTTGCTGGGAAGAGGGGGCCAAGGCAGCCCGTTGGTGGTAAAAGCCCAGGGCGAACCGGGCCTGGTCAATGAGACTGAGGGTGCGGGGCAGGCCACCGGCCCGGTCCAGGGCCGTCATGACTTCACCGAGAAGATCATTGAGCCTGGCATAGCCCCGATTCTCCCGGCGGATTTTGGGGAGATGGGCGGTGAGGGCCAGTTTCAAGAGCGGCGCCAGGGCCGCGGCCGGGCTGGTGCTGGCCGCGCCATAAAAACGGTCCACGATGGTGGTGTTGAGGTTGCCGGTGGCGGCCCGTCGTTGGGCCTCCTCCAAGACGGCCAGGAGCCGGCCGCAGAGGTACGGGGCGTCGGCATTTTGCGGATCCAAGGCTACCATAGTTTCGGCCTCCTTTGTGCCAAAGGTTAGGGCAAATTTGATCACTGCCGCCAGGACCCAGAAGGGGGCGGGCTGTTGGTAAATGGCTTCCAGAGAGCGACCCCGAGGGGTACGCAGACGGTGCACGGCGGTCTCCAACAGGCCGGGGGGCGGCGGCGCCCCCAGGTAGGCGGTGCGCAGCAGGCCCCGGAGGAGGTTGGGATCTGTGCTTCTTAAGGGCTGCAGGAGTAAAGGTAAAGGAAAAACTACCGCCGCTTCTCCCCGAGGGCCTACCAGACGCAGGGCAGTGAGAAATTGCGCCAGCCGCTGCCGGAGTTGTGCCACCGAGCTTTCGATCCACTCCCGGATGACGAGACGGCCTTTATTGGCCGAGAGGACTGTCAGAAAGAAGGCATTGTCTGATAGAGCCAAAGGAGAGTCGCTGCCGGACCAGGGGATCTGGAGAAATTTCTCTAATAATGCCAGGGTTGGCTGTCCTGCAGGCTCCCAAGTATTTGGAAAGGGCGCCGTAACCAGGGATAACAGATCGTATTCCTGTGCCTCAATGGTCACTTTCTGGTCATACTGGAGCCAATAGACAGCGAGTTGATTCTGCAAAGAAGTCCCGCCGCCGCCCTTAGTGTCATCCCGCAGCAGGACAGTGTTATGCTGAGGCTTTTTTAAGAAATGTTCAAGGCTCTGGGGGACTATCAGACCACAGACGCTGCAGAGGGAAGCGTTGATGGTCTGCTCCTTGCCGAAGGAGAGAAAGGCTGTCTTATTAAAAGACGTCAGTTGGCACTTCTGCCCCATGACAATGAGCTCTAAGGGCAGCGTTTGGATGAGGGCCCGCTGCTGGCCGCAGACAGAACAGATTCCCTGAACTCGGGAGCCGAACTCTCCTTCAAGGTAAATACGCCAGAATTCCTGAATTTGGGCTTTTTCAAAAGCATACGGCGGCTGGCCCACCATCAGGGTAACGACATCTCTGGGTTTGATTTTTTGGCTTAGGCTCTGGGGGTCGGCCTTGGTGCTCAGGAACAGATGCATAAGCTGCAGCTCAGGCAACTCTGTTGCTGCTGCGGCTTTATCGAGGAGATCAAGAAAGGCCTGATGTTGTAGTTGGGCCTCGGTCTCTCGGCCGCTTTCGGCCAGACCCAGGACATAGCGGGCCTCGTCCACCAACAGATACGGTTTGACGTTGTCAACACTGACGGCACCAGACCGTTGCCGGCAGGGCCGCGGTTTTTGGCCGATCTCGACTTCCTCGGGTTCGCCGAGCAGATCACCGGTCTGGGGATGCAGGTGCAAAATCCAACGGATGGGGCTGGCCCGGCCGAAGGTTTTATAGCCGATGGGTATCAGTTCACCTTGCTCGATCAAATGTTGGGCTTGTCTTTCCAGTTCGTTAAGAAGCATCGTTGCCCTCCAACCGATAAAGCTCCTGATATTTCTCAGGAGGAACTGTGATAATCCCGCCCTGGACCCGAGCCTGGAAGAACAGGGGTTGAGCGTAGCCTGAGACCTTTTGGGTCCCCGTGGCGCCGGGGCGGAAAAACTCCATTTCTTTCCGGGCGGTATCGACCCGGAAGGCAATATCAAAGAGCATGGTGCCCAGGTCCTGATCCCAGAGATGGGGTGATGCCGAGCCGTCCACCGGGGCACAATAGGCGGCAAATTCCCGGGTGCCCAGATAGGGCTGATGGTGGCATTGACCCCGCGCCAGGCGCCGCTCCAACTGGGAGAGATATTTGGGCAGGGGCTCAGTGGCATGCTGTCGCAGAACGAGATCGGCCCGGAGGAGATAGGCCACGTCTTTCAGGATAAGGCTGGCCCGCTGCTGCCGCTGGTCTTCGATGAACACGGGCGTCTGTCCCTGGCGGTCGCTGAGTTCATTGCGGAGCAGAGCAAACTCCGTGCCCCGGCGGAGCACCCAGATCTCCCGGATTTCATACCTGAACTCCGGCTTCCAGAAGATGGCCTCCAAAACGCCCCGGGCGGCGCTGGGGGTGATGACCGGATAGCTGACCCGTTCCACCTTGAATTCAGGGCGGGAAAAACAGGCATAATCACCCGATACTTTCACTTGGATATGGGGAGATGGGAGTGGCATAAGACCTCCACCAGTCAGTGAGACGATGTACGGAAAGTAATTAGCCGATTGCCGTTATTTTACAGAGAAAAAAAGGCACCGGATAGCCGAAAATCAGATTACCAGATCGCTGGGGTCAACGGTTGGCCCCACCGGACCGGTGCGGGGCTGGTAGGTCCCCAGCCAGCGGTAGAGACCAGGGGTTATCTCCGCCAGTTGCCCCTCTTCCAGAAAACGGCGGAGTTCATGGGTAAACAGATTGATGAGAAAGGGTTGCAGGCGGCGCCAGGTCTGGCGGGTGGGGGTCTGCTGCCAGGCCACCAGGCGGGCCGGACCGTCGCCGTAGGGCACCAGGACCGGCCGGGTGTCGTCCTTGATGAGACGATACCGGGAGGCCACTTCGGGAAAATTCAAGGCCCGGCGGTAGGCCTGGATCTGCTCGGTATCGAGATCCAGATCAGCCAAGAGCCGTTGAAAGTATTCCCGGTAGAGGTGCGGATCGTGCAGTCTGTCAGGGGCATGGAGCTGCAGGAGGAGCTTGGCCTTTTCAAACCCGGCCTTATAGCTGCCCCGGGGCATCGTGCCGTCGGCCAATTCAAATAACACCACGCGGCCGGAGCTGAGCTTGCCCTCCCGATTACAGCGGCCGGCAGCCTGAACGATCCGGTCCAGGGGGCCCAGGCTGCGGTAAACCACGGGAAAATCCAGATCAACACCGGCCTCCACCACCTGGGTGCTGATGAGCTGCACCGGCCTTGAGGCGGCCAGCCGGGTCCGGACTTCCTGGAGAATTTCCTGACGATGGGCGCCGCAGAGCAGGGTAGAAAGGTGAAAGGCAGCAGGCGAGTCGGCCAGCAAGTTAAACAGTTCCAGGGCTTGCCGACGGGTATTGAGGATCACCAGGACCTGGGGGAGACTCCGGATTTCCATGGCCAACTCCTCCAAACTTAAGGGTGCTTCCCGCCTCTCATACTGCACTCGCTGCAGAGCCGCAAAATGTTGGGGAAAATGGGGGACGATCTCCTGGGGACACCCCCGAAATTCTTGGAGATAGTGCGTATTTTCCAGGGCCGGTTGGGTGGCCGTACAGAGCACCAGGCTGACGTGGTAGTCTTCCACCAGGGAGCACAAGACCCCGGCGGTGGGTTTCAGCAGGTGCGGCGGCAGGGTCTGGACTTCATCCAGGATGATGACGCTGCCAGCGATGTTATGGAGCTTGCGCACCCGGGAAGGATGGCGGGCAAAGAGGCTTTCCAGGAGCTGCACCGTGGTCGTGACGATGAGGGGCAGATCCCAATTTTCCTCGGCCAACCGCAGACGGCAGGCTTGGAGGTCCTGGCCTTCCTGATCATCGCTCCCCACCAGGCTGTCCACCTGACTGTGGTGCTCCAACACGGCGGCGGCCCCAAAAATCTGCCGATAAACCTGGGCGGTCTGATCAATGATGCTGGTATAGGGAGTAGCCACGATGACCCGGCGCAGGCCATGGTGCAGGGCATGGCGCAGGGCAAAGGCCAGACTGCTGAGGGTCTTGCCGCCGCCGGTGGGCACTGTCAGGCGGAAAATCCCAGGAGGTTGTTGTGCTGCGGCCAGGCAGGCCTCGTAGACCTCCCGGCGGACTACATTGACGGGCCGGCTGCGGTCGGCCCGCTGACATAACTGTTCCTGGTGTATCTGGAGACGCTCCCAAAGTTGGGCCAACGTCGGGGCCGTCCCGCGGAGGCAGGCCAACTCCGGGGCAAAGTGGTTCTCCGTGTCCAAACGGTCGGCATCCACCAAGGCCGAAAGGAGGAAACGTACCCTGAGTTCCCTGGCCAAGGGCAATAAAGAAGGCACCGTAACTTTTGTTACTCCCACTTGCGGCAGCAACGGCGCCAGAAACGCCTGCAAGGCCGGTAATTCCTGGGCGTTTTGCTGAAATAATTTTTGCCATTTCAGGGACGCGGCTCCTGGCTCGTCCAAGCCTCCATGATGGCCGGCAATGACCAGGGCAAGGTCCTGCCCGAGTTCTCCTCTGAACAGACGTGCGGCCAAGAGGGCCCCCCAGGGTGAGTGGGGGGTCGACGGCCAGGGCTTGTTGGCATGCTGCGCCAAAAGATAGTCCTGGAATGGCTGCCGGATTTTTCCCAGGTCATGCAAGAGGCCAGCCAAAGTAGCCAGTTCCGAGGCCTGAAAAAAGGCGGCAAAATCTGCCGCCAGTAGGGCTACGGTAGTGAGGTGCGTAGCCAGATCATGCCACCGGCCGTCCGGACCAGGGGTATGGGCAACAGGGGGAAATACCTTACAATGAGACATGGTATTGCTCCTGATCTTCAAAGACATTTGCCATATTTACTTCAAATCCTCAGTCGATACGAACAATTTGAGGGAAAAATTTTACTGGAATTTATTTAATAATTTCTTCGCCAATTGTTATTAAAAAGAAGCTCTTCTGCTTTCCTTCATGTTATTTTCCCGTTTTCAGGTTTTTCTAAACCACTGATTACCTCTTAATCCCTTTCCAAAAATAGAATCTAATCAGCCATCACAAAAAGGACTTGCAACTAAAATTTAACTTATCGGCACACGTGCCGATTATCTTGAGGGGGTAAATCTATGTCAAATAAGGCCCTTGGTGGTGCAGTACGCACCAAGGAGAAGTGCCCCCGCTGCGGGGGCAAGTTTGCACTTCAGGCCAAGGGGCTGCGCTGCCCCAACTGTAAAACGATTCCTACCCGATATTTCCTGGATGTCTGGTGCCCTGGCCATGGCCGTCTGAAAATCTACTCGGACCAGCAGGGCTATCCCTTGGACTCCTGGGAGCGGGCCCAGCGCCTCCTTACCGCCATCCAGCATGAAATCGACCAGGGGAAGTTTGACCCCAAGGCTTTCACCGGAAAAGAGTTTAAAGCGCTGCTCTTTGAGAACTACGTTCAGGTCTGGCTGGAACGCCGGGAAAGAGAGTATGAGCACAGTCTTATATCGAAATCCTATCTAAAGTCAATCCGGGAATATATTCACAACTACTATATCCCATTTTTCAAAGGGCTCTCCATTCGAGACATCCGGGAGGCCCATCTGGAGGATTTTCGTAACTGGCTGCCAGCGAGGCTGACTGTAAAGACCATTTACAATATTCTTGGGGTTCTGCGCAAACTTTTTAAAGATGCTTATCAACGGAAAGATATCCTGATTATGCCGGAATTTCCCAAGGTCGAGTTAGTGGAGCCGGTGACCAGATGGATAACGGAGGAAGAGCAGGAAAGAATCTTGTCCCACATAGAAGATCATGTATACAGGGCTTTTTATATATTTTTAATGAAACAGGGGTGTCGTCCATCAGAAGCAAGGGCCTTGCGTTGGGAGGACCTTGACTTTAAAAACAACACGGTTGTTATCAGGGCTGCGTTTGACATGAATGAATACAGGCCTTTTACTAAGGAGAGGGATGTGCGTGTTTTGCCAATCCACCCATTGGTCAAGGAAGCCCTCTCGAAACTGCCTCGCAGCTTGAGTGGGTTTGTGTTCATTAATCGACGTGGCCGCCCGTTGAGTTCAAGGCGGGTTTGCGACATCTGGCAGAAAGCGGCAAAGCAAGCCAATATTAACGTGACCTGTTATGAGGGCACTCGTCACAGCATAGCCTCGCAGGCTATCAACCGCGGGGTCAACATGAGGATATTGAAAGAATTTTTGGGTCATAAAACTGATATTTCCACTTGCAGATACGCCAAAATTATGGTATCAACATTAACCAAAGTTTGGAGTGATCAAGAAGGAAATGCTCATGTCCCCAAACTGTCCCCACAACCCAAAAAGCCAAAATAACCCCTCAATAATCCAGCATAATCTATCTGGTGGCCGCGGGTTCAAATCCCGTCGCTCACCCCACTTTTTTTCTGAAACTCAGGATACTTATCAGCAGTATCAATGTCCCCAGACTGTCCCCAACTGTCCCCATGACGGTCGGGGATTTTTTCTGCCCAAACATCCCCAGAAAGCCTTCGTAGAAAATCTTCAGGCGCCACAGGCGCGTGAACCTCATTTATCCCTTTTTGCAAGTTGGCGCACCAAAGCTTGTCATGCGTGGCCCCAGCTCCCGGGGCAGCCCCGTCCCGATAGAGTAGCTCCAGAAGGGGGCCAATGGTGCAGGGCCAACGGGGACAGGCCCTGCCCATCATCATTGCATGGAGTGAAGAACAGCCAGGCTTCCCGAGGCCTGGCTGCGGCTGCAAATCCAACCGCAACCAACGTGCTGCAGCCGGGGGCAACTCGGGTCCACATCCTCATACACCCCCAGGACAGTAGGCCTCTGCCCTGGGGGTGTTTCTTTTTGATTGCCGGTTCTATGACCGACCATCCCGTGATCATGGGAACTAATTTCATTCATGCGGGAGAGTGTGAACCACAAAGGATGGAGATTTAAAGGTGACCAGGCCAAGAAAACAAACAGTGGATTTTTTTCCGCACATGGTCAAGCACGGCAAGACTATTTTTATCCTGGAGCAAAAGTATGGCAACGACGGCTATGCCGCCTGGTTCAAAATACTGGAAATGCTTGGAGATACCGAGGGTCACTATATTGACTGTAGGAATCAGGTCACTTGGGAATATCTACAGGCAATAACCCGGCTGCGTGCGGATATCTTGGAAGAAATCATTGATCTGCTGGCCAGGCTGGAGGCAATCGACCAGGATTTATGGAAATCGAGGGTAATATGGAGCGACAATTTCATTCAAAACATCTCTGAGGTTTATCGAAACAGAAAAGTCGCAGTTCCTCAAAAGCCTCATATCTACGCCCAGGAATCCGTAAGCGAAGGGATTTCAACTCTTAGAAATCCATCTGAAACAGCTTCTGATGGGAGTTCAACCCGTAGAAATCCGCAGAGTAGAGTAGAGGAGAGTAGAGAAGAGGAGAGTAGAGGAGAGGAGAGAAGATTTAGCGCGCCCCCGGAGCCGGACCAAACAGAATCGGGAAGGCAGCCGACCTCTTCTTCCGACGCGCATCCGCCTACGGCTGACGCCTCGGCGGATTTGCGCGCTCCGTCTGAGCAGCCGCAGGAAATTCCTGTTTTTCGCTGCAAACACTTTGAAATCACCAGGGAGTATTTAAACACGCTCCGGGAAGATTACCCTGCGTTGACCGAGGAGCAACTGCTGCTGGAGATCAAAAAAGCGGCTGATTATGCCACAGACAACAACGGCAGGTTCAAGAGGAGGGCCAATGGTCAACTGAAAAATCCGAAGTTATTTCTCCGCAACTGGCTAAGCCGCGTGGTGGTTTCGCCGACGCCGTCGCGGGGCCCGGATGGCCCCACGAGACCCACAAAAAGCGACCACAACATGGCCGTGGCTATGGCCTGGGTGGAGAAAAAAAAACGGGAATTGTTTGGTGAAGAGATATGCGAGATCGAGATATCGAGCGATTCGCCCCAATAATGGCGGCCCTCTCGGAATGCTTCGACAAGGAGATCTCCGAGAAAAAGCTGGAAGTTTACTTTGCGGCCTTGCGAGAGCTGACCATCGAGCAGGTGGCAGCCGCCGCCAAGTGGCTAATGCGTTACCGCACCATCACCGGCACCTTCCCCCTGGTTGCCGAGTTTTACCAGGCGCTGGAGCAAATCGAGGGGCAAGGCGGCGTTGAGGACCGGGCGGAACTGGCCTGGCGCAAGCTGGTCTGGGCCATCGAACACCACGGGTATTACAGCTCGGTGTGTTTCGATGACCCGGTGATTCACGCGGTGGTTGAGGCTATGGGCGGCTGGATGAAAATCTCGGGCGATGATCCGGACTGGCGGGAAAGCGAACTCAAGTGGCGCCAGAAAGACTTCGTGGCGCTGTATCGCGCCATGTCCAAACAAAACACTCCGGTCAAGCCATACCTGGTGGGGTTCGTGGAAGCAAGCAACAGCGGCCAGTTTGACGACTTTATGCCGAACCTGGTCAGGATTTCTGGTTCACCAGGGCACATGCTGGCGCTACCGACCAAGCGGCCGGCAGCACTCCCGCAAGGCCAAAACTGCGAACCTGCCTTGAGCGATATCGTGCAGAAGACCGCAAACATGCTGGAGGCGCAATGAACAAGCGAGAGTGTCCGCATTTTGTTGCCAGAGATTTGCAGCTTTTTGACCCCACGATGTCCTTGCGAGGCCCATGCAGATATCATCTCGGCGGCAAGGCTTGTAGCCGCCGGGACGTGTTTCTGTGTGATACCGAAGGGCACAAACAGCAACCGCAAAACGCACGAGGAGCGAGAAATCATGCTTGAATGGTTTACCGTTGGGTTTGGTTTGGCGACGGGCTTCTCAGCAGCTACGCTGCTGATCCTGTTTGTGATCGGGCTGCTGGAATACTTCGGCCGGGGGCCCAGAATATGAACGTGGTGATCAACCGCTGGATCGAAGAAGACAACACATTCGCACATCCCCCGTGCTACTGCTGGGCATGTGGCAAAACCGGCACCGTGGTGGAGATCCCTGACAACTACGGCGTTCTCATGGCCCGCATGTGCGCGTCATGTCTGGAACGTGCCAAATCGGCCCTCAATGAGGCGATCCTGAGGAACTTTACATGCGCAAGCTTATTATCCCCGGGCAGCCGTTCACCAAGAAAAACTCAACCGTGGTGCGCTGCCTGAACGGCAAACCCATGGTGCTGCCGTCCAAAGCATACCGGGCTTACGAAAAACATGCCATCAGGTTGCTCAAGGCAGAGGCGGGCCAAACCTTCTCCGGGCCCATTGCGGTGCGCGTGCTTTACTGGCTCAAAGACAACCGCCGCCCGGACCTGACGAACCTGCTACAGGCCACGGCTGACATCCTGGAAAAATCCGGCGTGATCGCCAATGATCGCAATATCGTCTCATGGGACGGCTCCCGCATAGCAGGGGTCAGCAGGATCATGCCAAGGGCAGAGATCGAGATCAGGCAGGCAGATGAACCACAAGACGACTTTCCCAAGTGAACTTCCGGCAATCAAGCTGGAATTTTACCGCGGGATCAAAGAAATCTCCCGGTTCCTGGGGATGAACCCGCAGACGGTTCAAAAAAAGCTGCGGCATGGTCTAATCCCGGCCAAAAAAGACCCCATGGGAAGCTGGGTCCTTTGCACCCTGGATTACTATCTCAGCCTGCAGAGCAAAGATGACCAACCCTGAAGAAGTCTTCTACGCCGGGATCAAGTGGGGTCTGCAAAACCCGTCGGTCATTATCGTCGGTCAATACGCCCCACCGCCCACTGACAACCTGGTTTTGGTTTATGAGTTTTACCGCCAGGGAGTCTTGCTTCCTGACCTGGTGGCAGTCGCCAGGGAGGTGAAAGAAACCCACCGGGTCAGGAAATTCTTCTGCGACCCGAGTGAACCACGTTTCATAGAACGTCTCCGCCGGGAAAGACTATGGGCTGTGGCCGTCAAAGACGAAGAACTGGCGGGCATTAACCTGGTCTCCGAACGTCTCCAAAAAACCAAGGAGGGCAAACCGGGCGGCCTGGTGGTGTCAAGGGAGTGCAAAAACCTGATCTTTGAATTCCAGAGATACCATGCCCCAGAACGTGACTCCAACCGGCCATACCGTGACAGGCCGGTGGCGATCCACAACTTTGCCCTGGACGCCCTCCGCTTCCTGGTTTTGGGGCTTTCCTACGAGGCTACGCCAAATGTGAGGTGGCTGTGATGATAGCGATGGAATTGCTTTACCGGCGCATACGACTGTTTCTCCGGATTGTGTGGCGCACATGGGAACGGGGCTACAGGCTGAGCGCAAAAACATCATGGGGTGTCGCCTGCGACATCTATACCTGGGAGGACTATCAAAAAGTGTGTCGCTATTTTGACACTGGCCCCCATTTCAAGATTACCAATGGGGTCTGGTGATGATCCTGACATCGAATTTCCAAATAGCGGGCCACTTGCCGCAGGCTGTGGCCATCTCCCAGGGGATTCCCAGAGGCTGGACCGGGCGAGTCTATCGCCCACTGGCCCCACCATGGAGCATGATAAAAATCTCGGACCCGGTCAAATACATACAAGCATACCGGCAGCAGATACTTGCAAAACTCGACCCCCAGCAAGTGCTCATCGACCTCGGCGGCGATGACTTCATCATGCTTTGCTGGGAAAAGCCCGGCGACTTTTGCCACCGCTTGTTGGTGGCCGCCTGGCTGCGCAAGGAGCTTGGCGTTAGGGTAGACGAGCTCAACCCGAAACTCAAACAACATGCCGACTGGTTGCGGCGCATGAGGAAATAATGGGCTTCGTCGGGTCAATCAACGCCGAAACCCGCAAATGGCTGGGCAACAACGGCCAGGCTTTTGACGGGCGCAAGGTCTGGGTCGGCTGCTCCGTGGCCTTCACAGTAGAACAAATAATCTCCCGCTACGCCCCCAAGGCGAAAATCTGGGGGAATGACGTGAGCCTTTACTCATCAGCGCTTGGGGCTTATCTGACCGGACAACCTTTCCGGCTGGAGGTGCAGGATGAAAAGTTTGCCTGGCTGGCACCATATCTGGCCGATGCGGAAGCTAAGGCGGCCACCATCATGGTGCTCTTTGAGATGCTCAAATACGAGAAGGCGAACAATCTTTTCAAACAGCGGCACTGGGCCCACTACTTGAACAACTTCGAGAAATTCCACCAAGACACCAGAGCCAAACTACGGGAGCGTAAACAACAGATCAGGCTGGAGGCCTATACCTCCAAAGACATCTATGACCTCCTGGACGAAATACCACAGGAGGCCGTGATCATAGCGTTCCTCCCTACTTACGCTGGCGGTTATGAGCGGATGTTTAAACGCCTGGAGGAAATATTCTCCTGGGACCGGCCGGATTACGGCATGATCGACGCTGACCGAAAAGTAGCCATCCTGGAGAAGATGAAGGCCAGGGATTTCCTCTTTCTGGACGACAAGGTCTGGGATGACCTACCACAAGTGGCCGTGGTCCATAAAGCCCGCATGAAACCGGTCTATGTCTATTCTAATATGGCGGCCCTGCGGCTGGGCGTTATGAAGCAGCAGCGCTACGCCGATTTTGTGCCATTCCCCCGCCTGTCTGACAATGACGAGATCAGGCTGGATTCAGTCCTGACCATCATCCCCACCACCAACCGCGTGGTGAACTATTACCGGGACGTTTACCTGTCCAAGGCAGTCGGCATACCGGCAGATGGTGAAGCCCCTTTTGTGGTCGCCGTGGACGGCAATGCCTTCGGCTTTTTGATTTATACCAGGATGCAAGGCGGCGGCGATATGTATCTGCTGGCTGATTTCGTGGTCAACTCTACGCGCTACCGGCGCCTGGCTAAACTCCTGCTTCTGGTGACCCAAACCAAAGAGATCCGGCGCCTGCTGGAAGAAAAACTGCTCCTGGCAATACCCAAATGCCGAACCATGGTCTTTACCGATAAACCGGTCTCCATGAAGTATCGCGGGCTTTATCAACTGATACGTCGGGATCCAGGCAAACTTGTCTACGAAACCGACATGGGCATCTTAAACCTTGCTGAGGTTGTTCCCCTATGGCTGAAGAAATTCGAGAAGTCCTAAACCTGCTCAACGAGAGGCTGGCAGGCGTGTTCCCGTATCGTCTGGAGCTGGCAGCGCCAGGCGAACTGAAACTTCTGGAAAAAAACGCCCGCTACATGAAGGCCGAGCAGTTCCAGAACCTGGTGGAAAACGTCAAGAAAGACGGCAACCTGTCTTCACTCCCGCTGTGTTACCGGGAGGCCGACGGCAAACTTAGGGTCCTGTCCGGCAACCACCGCGTCATGGCAGCACGACACGCAGGTGTAGAACACATCCTTGTCATGGTGGTAGCCGACGAAAAAAACGCTGACGAACGGCTGGCCATCCAGCTTTCACATAACGCCATCGCTGGCCAGGACGACCTGGTTATCCTCAAAGAACTGTGGGAGAGCATTAAAAACGTCCAGGCCCGGGTCTATGCAGGCCTGGACTCCGAAACACTCAAGGCACTCCAGGGTATCCAATTTTCCGCCATCACCGAGCAGCGCCTGCGCTACAAATTGACCAGCTTCCTGTTTCTGCCAGAAGAACTGGAGGACCTGGACAGCCTCCTCAAAGAGACCGCCGCAGCCTTTGCGGGAGATGTGGTCTACCTGGCCCACCTACAGGCATTCGACGCCTTTTTTGAACTCGTTACCAGGATCAAGAAACGCTGCCAAATCAAGAACTCGGCAGCGGCTTTCTTAAAGCTCATGGAATTGGCCCGTTATGGGCCGGATCAATATGAGGAAGCCTTGTCAGCACAGGAAAACCAGGAGGTGCAGCATGGGGTGGCATGAGGTCCTGTTGCCTTATCGAGCCGAAGACAACTTCCGGGGTGCAGCCATGGTGGCACAAGATAAAAACCTGTTGCGCCTTGCGGCAACCTGGCCAAGAGTGCGCAGAACCATGCCACCTTACTGCGAACAGGAACAAAACACAGACCTGGATGACCTCTGGCGCCGAACCATCGTGGACTTTGATCATTGGGCCTCCCTGGCCCAACTCAAACCGGTCGCCGTCATTCAGGGATTCCGGGCCCTCAAAGGAAACCGCATTATCCTCCCGGATGGGACCATAAACCACCTGGTGGATACCCTGCTGCAAAAAGAAGCCGCAGGGGAAATGATGGCTAAACTCGGCATCAAAGCGGGTGATCTCAAATGAACGACGCCATCTATTTGGGTATCGACTTCGGCTACCGGAACCCGTTCGCCTGTCTCTGGATACAAGTCAGAGAGCATGGCGAGAGAGTCGTGGTCCTGGACGAATATTACCGACGACTCAGAACCACAGCCGAAAACGCCAGAGAAATCCTGGCCCAAAGCAAAACCATGGGATACATGCCAATAAGCGCAGTCTATGCGGACCCCTCAAACCCGGAGGGACACGCAACCCTGGCAAACATCCTGGGGGTGCCGGTGCAGGCGCCGCGCCGGCCGGTGACTGTCGGCCAGGAGTTGGTCCGCCAATGGCTCAAGCTGCGACCAGAAGGCAAACCAGGCCTCCTCATCAGCCACCGTTGCAAAAACCTGATCAGGGAGCTGCAAACCTACATGGCACATGAGCCGGGCAAGGGCGAACACCACGCCCTGGATGCCCTGCGGTATTTCTTTGCCGGTTGGGATGGGGCCTGAGCGATGACCAAACGGGAACGTGAAAGCCTGAAAAAAGCCATTGCCTGCTTTGTAGACGAACACGAAGGCGGTTGGGCCAAGGGGATGGCAAAACTGCAAGCCATGCTTAGGGCCGACGCCAAAAGACGACAACGACTGGCGGCTCAGAATCAGCGCCCGAACGCGCCCAGCCCACAAACGCCAAACCTCTTTGCTATACAAGCCAGAAGGTCAGCATGATGACGGGATACAAAAAAGATCAAGGGAAACTGCGGTGGGACCTCCTGCCACCCGGGGCCCTCCAGGAGCTCGTCAAAGTCTACGGGTTCGGCCTCGACAAAGGTTACCCGGCACGGAATTGGGAAAAGGGGATGGAATGGTCCAGACCTTTTGCCGCACTCATGCGCCACGCTTGGGCTTTCTGGGGCGGCGAGAGCATTGACCCTGAGTCCGGGTTGCCACACATGGCCCATGCGGCCTGGAACGCCTTGGCCCTGGTAGAGTATCTCTTGCAGGGCACAGGGATTGACGACAGGCCCCACCAGGGAGGCAACGAATATGCCTAACGCACCGGCCTGGCTGCGATGCGAACACTGTTTGTGGTGGAAATCAGCGGCAGACCCAGGCGACGGCTGGGGCTGCACCTATGAGGGCGACTCAAAACCACGGTCAGTCTTTGATCGCTGCTACCGTTGGCGCTGCAAGCGGTGTTTGTGTTCCTGGGATGACCCCATGTCAATCGAGCCGATCAATCACCTGTATTGCCCGCTCATGGGCCGGGCAAAGCAAGAAAAGGTGAAGAAATGAATGCGCAGACCCCCAAAAAAAACCCTGATTGCAAGGGGGCTTCCATTAAGCGACACGAGCGCGCTTTAAAGGCATTGCAAATGCACGAAGCTGGAGCCTCCACCTTAGATATCGCCGAATATTTCAACCTGTCTCGGCGCATGGTGCAAGCCGATATCAAGCTGGCTAAAGACCTCCTCAAAGAGGAGATTGCTAAGTTCGATGGCATGGCATTTCTGGCGAAAGAAATCGTCTTTTGGGAGCAGATGGTAACCCAGGCCATGCAGGAATATCAGGTCGCACGCACCGACAATGCAAAAGTCGGATTCATGCGAGTTGCCAGCGAAGCCAGGGCTAAGCTGGTAAAAATCCTGCAAGACAGCGGCTTACTGACCACAGTCCCAGAGCGGGTCGTTCTGGAAGAAAACATCCCGTTCGACGACCCGGAGGTCCGCAAATTATACCTCGAATTCCTGAAGGCAGCCCGCAAAAAGGGAGAAAAGGAGCTTGGCTTGTGAGAAAAAACCTGAAAAAAAATGCTTTTTGGTATGTGAGTTTGTAGCATTTTGCAAGCCCAAAAAATGGCCTGAGACGCCACTTTTGGTCAAATGTTCACTAAAAATGCCCGAAAAAGACCAAAAAAGAGCTAACAGCATACCAAGACTCAAAAATCCCGAGTTGCGTATTTAATGTGTATTAAACGTAAAGGAACCAATGAATACTATTATACGTTTCCGAAAAATGACCGTATTTTACCCCTATGAGGGGCGTATTCACAGGATTGTTGCTATGCCTCTTTTAGAGATTAGGCACGATAATTGCTATACCGGGCGCCGATTGTGAGCAAAAACCTGAAAAATTATTTTGTGCGATTGTAGCAATCGGCAGGACCGGAAAAGGGCCGAAAAACCCCTTTTTGGTCAAATGTTCACTAAAATGACCCAAAAAAGACCGTTTTTGGTCTAACTTCACACCATGACTACAAATTACCGGGTTGCGTATTCAACGTGTACAAAACGTAAAGAGACTAACCAATATAATAATACGTTTAAGAAAAATGACCGTATTTTACCCCTAAAACAAGCGTATTTGAAACGACGCCCGGAGGCCCAAAAATGAAGTTTGGCATACTGGTTGCTAAGGTGCGATTGTGAATGTTGCCAAGTGATCGCAGGATCGTGATTGTGAAACAGTGAAAGTTTGTATGTGAACACAGGATTGTGAACGCGCATTTGTGAATGTGCGACTGTGATTGCACCATTGTGATGGCCCGCTTGTGAACATGCGTTTGTGATCGGCCGATTGTGATTGTCCCATTGTGATCGGCCGATTGTGATCGTGCGACCGTGATAGCCCGCTTGTGAAACTGTGTTTGTGATCGGTTGTTTGTGATAGAGCACAAGTGATTGTTCAATCGTGAAAACGGCCGCGCGAAAGTGAGACCGTGATTAAACGCTCGTGACCGTGCGAAAGTGATAGCGAGATTGTGAATGGCAAAGACATCTCTGTCGCCGCCATGCGGATGGTGGAACATTACCGGCGGCACGGGTTCAAAGACGAAAAAGAGTTGCTCGATTTCATCGAGGCCTTTTGGGGCTTCCACATACCCAGGGCCAAAGTCTGCCCAGACCACACCCCGCCGGCCGCATACATCGCCGCCGCCTTCTTTGAGGAAGTCCTTGACTGCGTCTGCTGGGCCAACCGGTCCGGCGGAAAGACATTCAACGGCGCCTTGGTCACCTGGTTGGATTCAGTGTTCAAGGGCGGCTGTGAAACCAAAATCTTGGGCGGCTCCGGTGAACAGAGTCTCCGGATGTACGAACACATGAAGAGCTTCATTACCAAACCCTTCCAGCATTTGGTGGAGGGGGACGCCCTCCGCACCCGCACCCACCTGATCAACGGCTCCAATATCCAAATCCTGACAGCTTCGACCAAAAGCGTTCGGGGCCCCCACCCGCAAAAACTCAAATTGGATGAAGTGGATGAGTTCGAGGACAAAATCTATGAAGCCGCCCTACTTATCCCCAAATCAGCCAGAGGTATCAAATCCTCCGTGCAGATTTACAGCACTATGCACAAAGCCTACGGCCTCATGAACCGCGTTATCACCGAGGCCGCCGAGACCGGCTACCAAATCTTTAAATGGTGTGTCCTGGATGTCTTGGAAAAATGTGTGGATCGGGACTGCAATACCTGCGAGCTTTGGGAGGACTGCGAAGGCCGAGCCCGGAATGCCAACGGCTTTTATTCCATTGAGGACGCCATCTCTGCCAAACGCAAGGTCTCCAAAGAAACCTGGGAGTCGGAAATGCTCTGCCGCATGCCAAGCCAAGAAGGGCTGATCTATAAGGAATTCGATCTGACGATACACATTATTTAGACTGCATCAATACTTAGGATTGTGAGATAAAACTTTCGATTGTGAGAAAAAACATCTTGCATTAGGTAGGTAATATATTAGGATATAATCAAATAGCAAAGTTAATAATAAAACAGTATGAAAGTAAAAAACATTAAATCAAACATAAAGGGGGTGGTCAAAAAAACATAATACTACGTCATACAAGTTAGGGCCAGGTGGGATGCCAAGGGGAATGCGGCTCCCACAGACCAAAAGAGGTCGAAAAAACCCCTCAAACAGAAGCAGACCTGCCCCCCCCGACGGCCCCCCGGGATAAGGGGAACCTGGGATAGCAACCAGGCGAAAAACAAGTGCAAGTTCCCCCGACCACGAAGCGGCGTGGCGGCGAAGGGGTCCTGGCGGTCAGATCGAATCTGATAACGGCAGGTAGGCGGCGCAACCGAAAGCGTCAGTGAACCAGGCGACTTGGCGATGAACCTAACAGTCTGGCAGGTTTTTGAGTTTACTGCAAAGAACTCTGGTGCTCATTCCACCTTAAACAATGCTTGGCCCGGCAGTAACCGGGGAGACCTGAGCCAGCAACGGCAAGGGCTTGGCGGACCAAACCGAGCGACAGCAATCCCATCGAGGTGAGGTGACGGGTGATGGGATGGGAAGGGGAGGAAAACCACAGCACCTGCCAGCGGGGCTGGTGAAAGTCGGAACATGGAACCGAGGAGACGTTGAGCAGGGAGCAGGAACATGAGTCCTGCTCCTGACTGAGCGCCTGCTCGATACCACAAAACCCAGGAGGAAGAAAAAATGAAAGAGAGCATAGTAATGGCTGACTTGGCCACAATCAAGGACTGCATCAAACAGTGCGAACACATTGAAAACTCGGTAGTGACCCTGAGAACCGGAGTTGACGGCAGGCAGATCAGAGAAATCCTGAATGCCATCTCTGAGGTGGACGCCCTGCTTGTAGCCCTGGAGGCCGACCTGCAAGGCTGGCTGGACGATTTCCAGACCAACCTGGACAAACAATAATGCAAACAAGGCGGGCCTGAGCGCCCGCCTTCCTTATTATAAAAAAACCACTCACAAGGAGGGCATGACAATGAAAAGCAATGCAGTGGAAGTCAACACGTTCCAATACGAATTCACGCACGGCCGCAAGCCGAAAGGCCGGGGTTATTGGGCATTCCAAATCGGCGACAATTACGGCCCCTACGTCTATTTCAATGACACTTTTGCAAACGCCAAAAAGGCGGCTATCAAAAAGGCTAAGGAGCTTGGCGAAAAATTCATCATTGTGCTTCCTTAGTCCCGCCTGATGAGCACCGGCTGACTACCGGTCGAAACCGTCCCAAACCGGGACGGTAGCGGGAAGTCAAAACACTTCATTCAAAAACGGAGGGCAAAAACATAGCTTACGATGCGGCGAAAGATAAAGAGATCAAAACCTGGAAAAATGGAGGCGGGCTGTATGTATCCATTTATCGGTATGACGGCGGCGAACCAAAACTACAGATCGGTGGCTGTGGGGAGAAAATGCAAGTAACCTTTGGACCAAGGCCCTTTGGGTTGCCTTACCTATTATAAACAACAAATTATCTGGCGGCGCCTTGTCTGGCTTAATTTAATTTGCGAAAGATCAACAGCGGGGTAAGGCCAATATGATCATCCGGTCTGCCGAAAAAATTTCTAATGGCGGAACAGGCTTCCATGAGGCCTGTGATATGCGGAGAAAGGTTGTTTGGCGGTTCCGCCCTGAGTGGTCCGATAACATCGACTATTCCCAACATAAACCAGGTTCCCGCCAAAGTCGGCCCTACTTTCAGGGTGAGGTTTCCGGGAGCCTCCCGTAAATTTTGAGATCGCAGAGCTCCCCAGGCTATTATTTCCCCGGCATCAAGGATTACCTGTAATCCCCAGGGAACGATATCGGAGATGCCTTTCAGAATGGCGTGTAAATTATCCTGTTGTTTCTTACCTTCCCTTTCAAGATGCTTGCGCTGTTTTTTATATGTAGGAGAATCGGCAACACCGTGAACTGGCACAATGTTTGGCATCATGGCGAGAATATGGCGGTAGGCTTCGAAATTTAGAATGGTGAGGCTGCCGTTTAATAAAACGATATTACCCGGTTCAGCTTGCGATGGATTGCCGTGAATAATCCCCTGTTCCGCAAGGCCTTGCAAAACATCCCTGAGGATCAAGTCGTGGGGATCGATGTTTTCAAGACTGGTTTCTGTATTTTTGGTCTCATACCGTCTTCCCCCAGCGGCGATATGAGGGCTTCCTAATTTGAAATCAGTAGATTTTGCCGTCGATTGGGAAGCGACGGTCTCGATGGCGTTTAAAAGGCCGGAGAAAAGCTGGGAATAAAGTGATTTTACCCGGTCGTTGTCGATGTAGAGAAAATCATACAGGGTCGCCTTGGGTTCGTCTGACGCCACTTTTCAATTTCCTTTCCACTCGTTGCTGAATGTCCCGGAATTTGTGCTCTTGTGCTTTGAGGTCGGCGATCAAGTCCTGAGAGGCCTTGATAAACCCTTGGATGTGCGGTTCGGCCTGACGCGCCCCCGCTTGAAAGCCTTTATCAAGGCTTTCCAACAAGTTGTCAAAGCTATCTTTACTCATAAAGCACCACGGTATGATTTGATACCTCAAATAATAATAAATTTATCGACAATAATCAACAATAAGAGTAGAGCAAGGCACATTTTTAAGGAACTTTCAATAGCAAAATAGCGATCTTGAATTTTTATGTGGGCCTCGATGAAGACGGCCTGCCTTATCCATTTGACCTTTTGATCTAAGGAGTGTCCCCATGATTCAAGACTATCTCAAGGCCGGATACCCGGCCCTCCTGGTCCGGACGCACGAGCCGGAACGGTTCATCGGGGCGGCGCTGAATGGGGCTGCCGGCCGGACCTCTTACCAGTGGGACGTGGTGCGGGGTTATCGGGAGCTCGGCAACGGAGCCGATTGGGTCGAGTGCGACCCCTACGACCTCCCGAACACGGCAGCAACGATGGCGGAGAGGGCGGTGTGGTTCCTCCGCAATTACCATTTCTGGCTCACGGAACCGGCGGTAATCCAGGCCATACAGAACAACCTGCCGGTCTATAAAACCAAGGGCATCACTCTGGTTATTGTCTCTCCAGACGCCAAACTGCCACTGGAGTTGGAGCGGGAAGTGGTGGTGTTGGACTTTCCGCTGCCAAGCCGGGATGAGTTGAAAACAATCCTGGCTGGGTTAGTGGAAAGCACCGGTGTTGAGCCGGACAATGAGGAGGCCGTCCTGGACGCCGCCCAGGGGCTGACCTGGGAAGAGGCGGAAAACGCCATGGCTCTGGCTCTGGTGCGGCAGAAGCGGTTCGACCCGCAAACCATTTGCACCCTCAAAGCGCAGATGGTGGAAAAATCAGCGGCCCTGCAATTCTCGCAGTTCACCGAAACCTTCGCCACCCTGGGCGGCCTGGAGAACCTGAAAGAGTGGACCTTGAACCGGTTCAAGAACCGGCGGCCCGGTCTGCCCTTCCGGGGCATCCTCCTCCTGGGGGTGCCGGGCACGGGCAAGAGCCACTTTGCCAAGGCCCTGGGGAATGAGGTGGGGTGGCCGGTCCTGTCCCTGGACATGGGCCGGGTGTTCGGCTCCTTGGTGGGCGAAAGCGAGGCCAAAATGCGGGAGGCCCTGAAGGTGGTGGACGCCATGGCGCCCTGCGTCCTCTTTATCGACGAGATCGAAAAAGGGCTGGCAGGGGTTGGCGGCAGCAGCACCGACGGCGGCACGACGCAACGGGTGGGTGGAACCTTCCTGCAATGGCTGAACGACCACACCTCCGAGGTCTTCGTCATCGCCACCTGCAACGACTATAGCAAGCTGCCCCCGGAATACACCCGCATGGGCCGGTGGGACGCCATCTTTTTCGTGGACAATCCGGGCCCCCAAGAACAGAGGGAAATCCTGGATATCTACCGGCGACAGTTTGAAGTTGACCTGGCCTTCCCGTATCCAAATCTTGACGGTTACAGCGGCGCAGAAATCCGACAGGTTGCCATCGAGGCGGCTTACAACGGCGGCGACCTGGATGCGGCGGCCCGGTTCGTTATCCCTTTAAGTAAAAGCCAAAAACCCCAAATGGACGCCCTGCGGGAATGGGCGAAGTCCCGCACAATCCCGGCCAGCAAGCAGGCCGAAGAAATCAAACCCAAAAGGAGGGTGCAGGTATAATGCTCGTGGCCATAGCGCCGGAAACCATGCAGATTGAACAGCGGGAGGGTTTCAAGTTGGCCCTCCCCAAGTTTTTGTGGAAAGTCCTGGAAGCCAGGGCAAAAGAATTCCACAACGGCGATTTGCAAGAATGTGTGGCCGCCTTGGCGGCCAAAGAATTCATTGACTGGTTTGTGGCGGCAAGCAAAAAAGTTCTCCAGGCTCCCGCCCCTTCACTTAATTAACGGAGGAAGCGCCAATGTCGCATTACAGCGAAGTGCAAGTTGAGTTCTGCGATGAGGGCTGCCTGGTGGCGGCCCTCAAGCGTTTGGGGTTCGCAGGCAAGGTGGAGGTCCACAAAGAGGCCCAACCTCTGTATGGCTATCAGGGGGACCTCCGGGACCAAAAAGCAAACATCATTATCAGGCGGCAGCACGTTGGGCCTGCAGCCAACGATATCGGCTTTGAGCGGCAGGCCAACGGTCAATACCGGGCCTGGATATCAGAATACGATCAAAGCCGCAACGGCTATAACGAGGCCTGGCTGGGCAAACTCAAACAGGCCTACGGCATCGAGAAAGTCCGCCAGGAAGCTAAAAAGAGAGGTTACCGGCTTATCGAACAGCAACAAGACGATGGGCGGGTCAGGATGGTTCTGAGGAGGTAGTGCAATGGAACTGGTAGTTGACCGGCTGTCGCATGGCGACTTTATCACCAAGACCAAAGACGAAAACGGACGCATTGTCTATATCGCCTATCTCTATGTCGGCAACGGGCGGTATCAAAAAGCCAAATTTGCAACTAAGGGTAAAGCCAAACAAGCGCTCCGGATGGAGCGGCACCCACAGTTTGGGGGCTGAGATGCAAGAGATCATCATCGACTTTCTGCCTGACGGGCAGGTGAGCATGGAAGGCAAGGGGTTCCAGGGCAAAAGCTGCGATGAAGCTATGGCGGTATTCGAGAAAGCCCTGGGAGTTGTAACTGGTCGGAAAAACAAACCGGAGTATGTCCAGACGGAGGCCAAGAACAATGCCAGACAGCGGGCATGAAGAAATCGTCCTGGAGATCACTCCGGACGGCACCGCCGCCACCTGGTGGTGGACGCCGGAGGCCGATGCAATCCTCTCTGCCCTGGGGCCCCCGGCCCCAGGGTATGAGGATGTCAATCAAAACCCGTGGTGCGGCTAAACCTATAAGTAAAAAACCTATCCCATCACAGGAGGTGCGCAATGAAAAGCAATGGTTTTGAGGAATTAGTGGCAATCCAATTGGCGGTCCGGTCCTGGCCAGGGCAGGCAAAACTGAGCGCCGAGGACCTGGGGCTGAAAGCCGAAGAAGTGCCAGAAATCTTCCGGCTTGGCAATAAACGCCTTTATCCGGATGAGTGGCGGCAAACCTTTAACCAGTTGGCCGGGAAGGCCCGGAGCTATCTGAACGATCATTCCTTCCCCTTCGTGGTCGAGTATGTCCGGGCAATTCCCAAACGGAATCTGGCCCAAGTGGTGGAACGGCTGGAAGAATTAAAAGCCGAATACCTGGCCAAAGCCGACGAGTTCGTGGAGCACTATGAAGCCATACAGGATCAGTGGCGGGAGAAATACCCCGACATTTGGCCCCGCCTTGCCCCTCATTATCCCACCAAGACCCAGCTCCGGCGCAAGTTCGATTTCTTCTGGAGCGTCTTTGAGATCAAGGGGGCCCAGATCAAAGAGGGCAACGCCCCGGAGATCATTGCCGCCTACGAGCAGGCCCGGACCGAGTTAGAGGAGCGCTACCAGGAGATGGTAGAAGAAGCGGTCATCTATCTCCGCAAGAGGGTGCTGGAGGTGGTCACCAACCTGTCTACCCGTCTCAAAGAAGGCCGGATCGTCCGCAGTGATACCCTGGAGAGCGTGCGCCGGGTGGAGGGCTGGTTCAAGGACCTGAACATTTTCGGCGACACCAACGTGGAAGAGGCGCTGACCAAACTGCGGGCGGCGATCAACGGCACCGATTACGAGACCCTCAAAGACAACGAACCCCTGAAAAAGCACCTTGCCGACCTCGCTGACCAAGTGGCGGCGCAGGCTGCCAACCTGGATGACGTCAGCGGTCTCTCTGGTAAATACAAACGGTTCGTGGACCTCAGCTAACCAGGGGCCGGGCCACCGGCCCCAAACCATGAGGAGGGCAAGAGATGATTGTCTGTCGTGGCCGCAACGGCTGGTTTGACCTTTTTGATGTCTGGACTCATGTAGCCAAGGATGGCAAGGCGAGCATCGGTATGTGCTCAAAGCGGGGGTTCCGCAATGTGCCACCCATTTACCTTGAAGGCCCCAAAGAAGAAGTGTTGGAAATGCTGGATAAACTGCGAAAGGAGTTGGCGTGATGCACACGAGCCACTTTTGGCGGTTCCACCATAAACATGAGCCAAATCTTGTCTCCATCGCCTTGCGGGCGCCGGAGTTCTATCAGGGGCGGACCTATCCGGCCCTGGCCCCCAGACCGGACATGCTAACGATGGGCGAGGAGGAATACACGGCGGAATATCAGAAAATTCTTGCATCACTCGACCCCCGGCAGGTGTATGACGATTTGGGGACTGAGGCCATTCTGCTCTGTTGGGAGCAGCCCGGAGAGTTCTGCCACCGACGATTAGTGGCGGCATGGCTGGAGGAAAACTTGGGCGTATCGGTGCCGGAACTGCCAAAAAACTATGACCATCGGCAACACGATCTGTTTGGGTAGGAGGACTGAGGATATGGCGACCAAAACCAATCCAACAAAAAGGGGCCTGCGGCAACAGGCCCCCAAAAACAACTCCACGGCTCCGGGAAACGGAGTCCATGAGATACACCTGAACCAAATATACCCTAACCCAGAACAGCCTCGCAAGCTGTTTCCACGTGAGGCCCTGGAAGAACTGGCTATGTCCATTAGTGAGCAGGGACTGATCGAACCTCTGGTGGTGGTGCCACGGGACGGCAAATTCATGCTTGTCGCCGGAGAACGACGGTGGCGGGCTTGCCAGATGGCGGGACTGGAAACGGTGCCGGTGCGCATCATCGAAGCAGATGACCGGCAGGTTGCCGAGATGGCCCTGGTAGAAAACCTGCAACGTCAAGACCTCACTCCCCTTGAGGAAGCCAAAGCTTTCCAGGACATGCTTGACCGTGGCTATACCAAGGAGGAGTTGGCCAAAAAACTCGGGTTGAAACAGGTGTGGCGAGTGGACGAGCGCCTGAGCCTACTCAATCTGGCCCCCCGGTTCCAGGAGGCTTTGGTCCAGGGCATCATCTCCCCATCACAGGCCTTTGAAATGAGTCGGTTGGCCTCCCCGGAAGACCAGGAATTGATCTTCAAAAAAATCAAGGCTGGCGACCTCCCCACCTATAACCACTTGCGGAGTTTCGTTTCTGCCATGGTGGACGCCAAGAAACAGGCCACCATGTTCGCTCCGCCAAAACAAGAGGACGTGGCGGTGGTCAACCGCTGGGAAAAAACCCTTGACGCAGTCTCAAGGCTGATCGTCAAGTCGTTCTCCCAAGAGGACTGCCGGGTTTTGGCCAAGGTCTTAGACGGCAACGTGCAGGCCAATATCGTGAAAATCGACCTTATTATGAAACACCTTAACCTGATCAAGAAAGCCATGCTGGAAAGCGCCAGCCGGCAGGAGGTGGTCAAGATCGCTATGGAGGGAAACGCAGAATGCCAGACCCTATCATCATAGACGTATGGGAAGCTAATTTTAAGCTGGATGAGCAGCGGCGGGTGATCGAGGAGGTTGCCCGCCGCTGTCGCTTGAAAGGCATGGAAGCAGCTTGCGATGGCTGCCCGATGGTGACCATGTGCCACATCGAAACACACCTACAGAATATTGAGGAGGAAATAAAATATGCAAGTGCAAATTGATCAGGCGGTTTTGCTGGACGGTGTCAGCCGGGCGCTTGGGTCAGTGGAACGCAATGGTTCTCTGCCAATCCTGGCGACTTGTCTTATTCAAACCAACGGCGCTGGCATCAAGATTGCGGCCACCGACCTGGAAGTTTACTTTGAGGGCCGGCTTGAGGCCGATGTCGTTGAGCAGGGTGGCGTGGCGGTCCAGGCCAATTACCTGCACAACCTGCTGAAAACCATGCCACAAACCAAACTGTCCATAAATGTTAACGCCGAGTCCTACATGACGATACGGGCGGGCGATTCGCAGTATGACCTCATGGGCCTCCCGGTCGATCATTTTCCGCCCGCACCTGATTTGCCAGAAGGCAACCAGGTTGAAATCAGGGGCGGCCTCCTGGCTGAGATGATCGGCAAAACCATCTTTGCCTGCTCCCATGATCAGTTCCAACTACACCTGCAAGGCGTCCACGTAGAAAAAGTCGAAGTGGACGGCAAGCCAGGGTTGCGGCTGGTGGCCACAGACGGCCACCGGCTCGCCTATGTGGATCGCCCCATACCCGGCAGCGAGACCTTAGAGCTGAACTCCTGCTCCACGATCCCGATCAAGGCTGCCAGAGAGATCGGCCGGATGTGGGAACGGACCGACCAAACTGCAATCAGTCTGGCAGCGTCAGAAAAGGCCTTGGCCATTATTTCCAGGGAGCAAACTCTGCGGGCCCGGTTCCTTGAGAAACCATTCCCGGATTACCGCAGGGTTGTGCCCAGCAATTATCAATACCGGTTCACTATCAACCGGCAGGCGTTGATTACGGTGCTCAAGCGCATGGCCATGCTGTCGGAGGAAAAATACAAAGGGGTCATATTCTCTTTCACGGAAGACAAGGTGGTAGCCCGTATTGAAAGTCCGAGCGTTGGGCATGGTAAAGAAGTATTGCCCATTACCACCGAGTCCAATCCCGGCAGTCCGAAGGAAGACGGAGACGAAAGCAGCTTCTCTCTGACCATCGGATTTAATATCCGTTACCTTTTGGATCCCCTTCTGGCAATGGGTGGCGAGTATTGCTCGTTTGAGGTAGACACGCCGAAACGGGCCTGGCGCCTGACCTCGCCGGAGGACCCCCATTACTCCAACCTGGTGATGCCGATGGATATCTAACCAAACAAGCAGAAATGGGCGGCCGCAAGCCGCCCTTCTTTATTCCGGGAGGGAAGCAATGGATGAACATCACTGGCTTTGGCCAATTTGTGGCGGCACCTGGCAAGAAAAGCTCTGGTTGATTGTTATCGTCATGGAGCTTTTACTGCTGGCTGCCGGATTCTACTGCTTAGCCTGGTTGCTGGCGCCTTATTGCTGAGGAGGCAATCATGGCGGCCATAACTCTAATCATCGGCATTGGCATAGGCTGGCTGCTCTGCAGCATCTCAATCTGGAGGTGTTACCAAAAACACCTGAACCGCAAACAGCGGCTCCACCACGGCTTTGACCACTGTCTGAGCAAGCATAATGGTAAAAACCAATGAAGGAGAAATATCATGGCAGTTAAAGGACTTATTCCGCAGTTGGCAGAAAGGGGACGGATCAAGATCGGTATGAAAGGCGATGAGAAAACTTCCGCCCAGGGGAAAAAATTCATGCTACCCGTGAAACTGGACCATTTCCTTATCACGACCATGCAGCGGGACGCGGCCGGGCGACTCCTGCCTGACGCGGCCCTGATGGCCAGGCTAAAACCAGACGGCGGCAAGATTACGGAAATACCGGTGCGCCTGCTGTATGACGACGTGGACCTGGATTTCCAGACCCGGTATGCCCTCTACCGTGGCAACCGGTGTTGGTGCTCCGGTGATGGGGAAACTGCCCAAAGGCTGGCCGGGGAAAACGGCAAGTATCTGGAGGTGGCTTGCCCCTGTGAGCGCCTGGACCCATACTTCACCGGCCAGGACAGATGTAAGATTCTGGGCACCCTCCAGGTGCTCATCGAAGGAACTGACAGGATCGGCGGGGTCTGGAAGTTCCGGACCACCTCCTGGAACACGGTCAACGCCATCCTTTCCAGCCTGGCCCTCATTCAAACCATCACCGGCGGCCCCCTGGCGGGCATCCCCCTGCACCTGGTGCTATCCCCCAAAACGGTCACCGTGCCCACCACCGGGCAGAACATGGTGGTCTATGTGGTGAGCCTGGAATACCGGGGGACTGAGGAGGCCCTGGCGGAGCTGGGCTACCAGATCGCCCGGCGCCGGGTTGAACACCAGATCAAGATGGAGCAGATCGAGGCGGAGGCCCGCCGTCTGCTTCTTCCGCCGCAGGCTGAACCAATCCAGGAACAGGCAGAGGTCGCCTCTGAGTTTTATCCCGAGACGGCAGACATCGTCGATGACGTGCCGGTCGTTGGAGACAACTTGGCCATGAACCAGGATGAGGAAGCGGAAACGACAGACCAACCGGCCGAACCGGAAACACCTCCCCTCCCGGAAAAAGTCGCCAAGAGCAAAAAACATAAAAATGGCGGGCCTTCTCTCTTTTAAATGAAACCAACCTCACCTGACCGAGACATGGCCGCCCTACGGGGCAGTCCGGAAAGGAGACCCAACTATGAGAGGATTATATGGCTACCCACCAGATAAAGAACAGGTAGAGGATTTTCTGGACCGCACCAGGGACCCTAAAAAAGCCTGCGCCGATAGAGATGAGCGCAAATTGTGGGCTGTCGATTTTGTGATAACCATGGCTATGGCCCTTCTCTTTCTCGTCCAGTTAATAATAGCCCACTGCTAACTTACCATCACGCCGCCGCCCCTCAGAACAACCGGCCACCGGCCCCACGGGGGGCGGCATTCTTTTGAGACAGGAGGATACCATGGAAAAGAGGCAGTATTCATTTTCTCGCATTGACCTTTACCAAAAGTGCCCGCATGCGTTCAAGGTGGTTTATCTGAACAAAATCCCCAGGGCCAAAAGCGAAGCGTTGGAGATCGGGACGACCCTGCATAGCCTGGTTGCCGATTACCTGAACCGCCTTATTGTCATTGGGCACCCCACCGATTGGGAATGGGCCAAGGGTGCCACCCCCAAGACCGGCTTGGCCGATGTGGAGGCAATCTGGCAGCAGTTCTATGAAACCTTCACCATGCCCCAGGGTCTCGACGCCCCCGGCGTTGAGCGGAAGCTGGCCTTTGACCGCAACTGGCAGCCGTGTGAGTTTTTTGCCGACGAGGCCTACTTCCGCATGGTCATCGACTTTCACTTCCGCCAGGACAACCTGGGTGTGATTGTGGACTGGAAGACCAACCGGGACGTGCCAACCTCGGTTGAGAAAGACCTCCAATTGCTTGCCTATGGCTGGGGCCTGAAACAGGCCATCTATCCGGACGTGGAAGAGGTGCTGCTGCGTCTGCATTTCCTGCGCTACAGCCGGGAGCGGGAAATCTTGCTTACCCCCGAAGATTTAAACACCGTTCCTGAGATGCTACAGGCGCACATAGAAACGATTGAAGCCGACACCACCTTCACCCCCACCCCCGGATCATTCTGCGGATATTGCGGGGTTACGGCCCACTGCCCGGTCACGGCAGACGCCCTTGTGCCGGTGGAGGTGCAAGCCCCGGTCACCCGTGAACAGGCGGAGAAGGCAGCCTCACTGCTCCTGACTTTGCAGCGCATGGAGAAGGAACTGGCTGCCAAGCTGAAAGAATGGGTCAAGGAATATGGCCCCGTGCAGGTTGGCGACATGGTTTACGGTCCTACCAAGACCACGTCCTATGATCTGAACCCGCAGGCGGTGGTGGAGCTGCTCCTGGAGGCCGGGTTGGAGAAGGAGCAAATCTGGCCCTTCCTCGGCATTACCAAAACCGCACTCGAACGGGGTTTGAAAAAGTTGCGCCGCCAGGACCTGCTGGAGCAGATATTGTCAACGGTCACCGCTAAGGTTTCCGAACGCATTGAGTTTAAAAAGGCCAATTGACATCCACTGAAGAAAGCCGGGGCTCCCAAGAACGGAGCTCCGGTCTTTTTTTCCCGAAGCTCGTGGGGTTTTTCAAAAGTATAGCATGAACATGGCAAGGATATAGCAAAAGTAGAATTGCCAAAAAAAGCCTGCATCAATCACAATCTACCCGATGAGCTTACAACTTTTGCGCAGGGGATTGTGGAGGGTGATCAATGCCGGGAAGGGGCTTTGGCGGGAAGCTCCCACGGAGCCTTATTTTGCCCTGGCCGAGAGGCTTTTCTTCACGTCGCCACACCTGCTCAGCCAGGTCGCTGGCGCCGGGCTTTCCCAGCCCTATTCCCAGCATGCCTGGGTTTATGGCTGCGTCAGCGCCATTGCCCAGAACATCATGGGCATTCCCCTCCTATTCTACACCGGCACCCGCAAAGATAAGCGCCTGGTAGGAACAGGCCCCCTCTTGCAGCTCTTTGAAAAGCCCAATCCGATGATGTCCGGCGCCCAGCTCATTGAAGCCGCCTTTATCCACCTGGGCCTCAGCGGCGAGGCCTTCTTTATCCTGGACCGGGACAGCGAACGAGAGTTGCCAAGGGAAATTTGGGTTGTGCCCCCGCAAAGGTTCAAGGAGATAGTAGACGAAAAGACCGGCCTAATCGTCGGCTGGAAGTATCGCAGGGGCGCCCAGGAAATTCCCCTCCAACCCCACGAGGTCATCTTTTTTCGGTATTACAACCCTTACCATGACTACCGGGGCATGTCGCCGCTGGCGGCAGCCCAAGCCGGGATAGAACAGGATTATTACGCCTCTCTCTATAATAAAGCCTTTTTCCGGAACAACGCCCAGCCTGGAGGTGTGTTAGAGACTTCGGCCAACCTGTCTGATGAAGAATTCCAGCGCCTCAAAGCGCAATGGGCCGACCGGCACCAGGGTGTGAACAAAGCCCATACCATTGCTATCCTGGAAGGGGGCCTGTCATACAAACAGACCGGCCTCAGCCAGAAGGACATGGACTTCCTGGAACAGCGGAAGTGGAACCGGGACGAGATCATGATGGTCTTCAAGGTGCCCAAGGGGGAGCTGGGCATCTATGAGGATATCAATTTTGCCACGGCCAAGACCCAGGACCGCATTTTCTGGACAAAGACCCTCATGCCCAAGATGGCCATGTTTGAATGGGTCCTGTGGAGCCAGCTTCTGGCCCTACTGCCTGGGCCTGCGGTCTGGTGCGAGTTTGACTACACTGCCATCGACGCCCTCAAAGAGGACTTCCGGGAGAAAGTGGAAAACGCCCGGACGCTCTGGCAGATGGGGGTGCCATTTAATGTCGCCAACGAAGCCCTGGATTTGGGCTTGCCAGCGATACCGGGAGGGGATGTCGGTTACCTGCCTTTCAATGTGGCGCCGGTGGGCCAGCAGACAGCAGCCGCTGAAAATCCGGCAGACGAGTCTAAACATTGGCCGGGCGAGGTGGCCGTAATTCTCCCCCCGCCGGCCCTCTCAATCCCGGCCAAAGCCTTTGACGCCGAGGCCTACTGGCAAAATTACCTCAAACTCCATACTCCGTTAGAGGAGAAAGTCCACAGCAAGATCAAGAGGTTTTTTTACGAACAGCGCCGCACTCAGCTCCAGATCATTGAGGAGCAGCTTGCCAGCAAGGCGGTGCGAGACCTCTTTGTGGAGAGCCTGCTTTTTGATCTGGCAACAGAAAACGACAAACTCCAAAAAGTCATCTGGCCATTATATGTCCAAATCGGGATGGTTGCTGGCCAGGCCCTGTATGAGGAACTCGGCCAGGTGGGGGCGCTATTCAACTTAGAGGACACCGAGGCCCTGGCGGTTCTGGAGCAAAAACTGATCAAGGTGGTCGGCATTAACGAAACCACACGCGAAGCATTGAGGGCCACTATCTCAGAAGGGCTGCTCAAGCAAGAGCCCTGGAAGCAAATAGCAGACCGGGTGCGTGAGGTTTACAACTTTGCGGCTTCCCGGTCTTACACTATCGCCCGCACCGAGGTTGGGCAAGCGATGGGTGCGGCGCGATATGCCGGGATTATCTCTTTGGGAGTGCAGAAGATCAGGTGGGTCACGGCGGCTGATGAGCGGGTGCGCACCAGCCACCGCCAGTTGAATGGGGTGACGGCATTGATCGGCGAGACTTTTGTCAACGGCTGCCGCTTCCCCTGCGACCCCTACGGTCCCGCCAAGGAAATCATAAACTGCCGATGTGTGGCTGCGCCCATCACGTGAGGAGGATAAACATGAGTATCATTCGCAGGGACCTGGACTTCCAGGTCAAAGCAGTTGGCGATCCTGATAGCAGGACACTGGAATTTATCGGCAGCACGGCCGGGACGGACCGCTATGGCGACGTGATCGAGGTGGATGGCTGGGACCTCTCAAACTACTTAAAAAACCCGGTGTTCCTCTGGGCCCACAATTACCAGCAGCCACCCATCGGCAAGGCGGTCCGGGTGGAAAAAACATCTAAGGGCCTCCTCTTTCATATCCAGTTCGCCAGTTTTGAAGAGTATCCCTTCGCCGACACCATTTACAAACTCTATCTTGGCGGATATCTCCGGGCCACCTCTGTGGGGTTTCGGGACCTGGAGCGAGAACCAATCATCGACCAGGAGGGGCGGCAGACCGGCTGGCGCTACAAACGCCAGGAGCTGTATGAACTCAGTGCCGTGCCGGTTCCGGCCAATCCGGAGGCCCTGGTCATGGCGGTGCAGAAAGGAGTGATCACATCGAAGGAAGCCGAGGCGTTCAATGCGTCGGCGCCGGAGTGGACAGAAAGGGCTGTCATCCCCTTTAAGTCTTACCCGACCGATCCGGTGGACGCTCCCTGGGATGGTCCGGCCGAGGTGAAACAAGCCGAAGTTGCGGACCTAAAAAAGATGTGCGCCTGGTATGATGCCGAAAACGCCGATACCAAGGGGGCATACAAACTCCCCCATCACCGGGCCGACGGCTATAACACGGTCTGGCGCGGCGTGAGTGCAGCTATGGCGGCCCTCCTGGGCGCCAGAGGCGGGGTGAACATCCCGGAGGAGGATCGTCGGGGAGTGTATCGCCATCTGGCCCGCCATTACGAGGAATTTGAAAAGACACCGCCTGAATTCAAGTCTTACAGCGAATATGACCTGCTCCGCATCAAGGCCGGGCTGGAACCGACCGGCAGGGACTTGGCTCAGGTGGTGCTTGATCTGGAGAACCGTCTGGCGGACCTGGAGGCGTCAGAGGCGCCGCCCTGGTTTCAGTCATTTGTGGAAACCCAAACCAAACTACACGAGGCAACGCTGCGGGCCTTAGGTCGCAAGACGGCCCCGGCGGATGACCTTTATCGCCAACTCCTTTCACCCGGCCAGGCGCCTATGGGTGAAGGTGGCAATGCGCAGGATACCTTTGAATCGCTTTTAACCATTGCCCAGGGCATGAAAAATGTCCTGGCCCAAACCAAGAAAGGAACCTGATATGGACCCTGTCAGCCAGATTAAAACTCTGCTCGAAGAAATTAACGGCAAGCTGTCCTATCAAGCCGGGGACGGCAAAGTCATTTCCATTACCGAGGTCCTCAAAGACTTTCCGGAGCTGGCCTCCAAACACGCCGAGCTGGCAGCCCGGCTGGATGAAATTGAAAAGCGCACGAAAGAGCGCAAATGGGCCAGTATGCCGGGGCTGGAAGACGAAAAGGAAAAGTTCTCCCTGTTCAAAGCCATCTACGCCATCGCCACCGGGGACTGGAGCAAGGCCCAACTGGAGGCCGATGTATTCCGGCAAACCAGGGACATGGCTACCCAACCTGACAGCTCTGGCGGGTATCTGGTTCCCATGCAGGCCATGCCTGAGTTGATTGAACTGCTCCGGGCCGAGGCCGTGGTATTCCAGCTTGGGGCCACCCTCCTGGACAACCTTTCCGGTTCTCCCGTGGAGATCCCCAAGCAGACCGGCGGGGCTACTGCTTATTGGGTGGGTGAGAACGAGGCTATCACTCCCAGCGACGCCGCCCTGGGCCAACTCCAGCTTACCCCCAAATCGGTGGGAGCCCTGGTGAAACTGTCCAACCGGCTGCTCCGCCTGTCCAATCCGTCGGCTGAGGCTATGGTGCGGGCTGATGTGGCCAAAGTCATTGCTCTGGCCATTGACCTGGCTGCCCTGCGTGGTAGCGGGACCGCCAATCAACCCACCGGTATCGCCAACACGGTCGGGATCAATACCGTGATCCTGGGGACCTCTGGGGCGGTGCCGACCTTTGATCTGGCCTGGGATATGGAATACGAGCTGGCCCTGGACAACGCCCTGACCGGCCGCTTGGGGTTCCTTTTCCATCCTGCTATCAAGCGGGTGCTGTGCAAACAGAAAATCGCTCAGTATAGCGGCGACACCGGCGGCGAACCCATCGTCAGCCCCATGAGCGATGAGCGGCTGGCTAACGTCATCGGCTACCCGTTCAAGACCACTACGCAGATTCCCATTAACCTGGTTAAGGGCGGGTCCAGCAACTGTTCCGAAGTCTACTTCGCCAACTGGAGCGAGCTGATCGTGGCGCAGTGGGCCGGGCTGGAAATTCTCCCCTCCAAAGAGGCCGGTGACGCTTTTGCCAAGAACCAAACCTGGATTCGGATCATCACCGATGTCGATGTCGGGGTGCGGCACCCTGAGAGCTTCTGTCTCTGCAACGATGCCAAGATTGCTTAGATAACATGAACGGGGCCGGTTAATCCGGCCCACCGATTAAGGAGAGACTACCCATGAAATTTAACCTGGACCAATTTGTCAGAACGGTGGTTGGGCTGAAGTCTGCCAGCTACAACACCGGGACCACCAACGGCACCGGCATTGACCGAGCGGGGTATGAAGAAGCTCTGGTAATCGTTAACTCCGGGATCAACGGCACCGGCGGCACCGTGGCGATCAAAGTGCAGGAGTCGGATGACAATTCCACCTTCGCTGATATTACTGGGGCTGCCTTTGCGACCATTACCGAGGCGACTGACGATACCGTTTACGTTGGCAGGTTAAACCTCCAGTCCCGCAAACGGTATCTCCGCGTCGTTGCCACGGTTGCCACGGCGGCCTGCCATTTTGGGGTTAACGTCCTGCTCTCTGGTGCAAAATCTTTGCCGGTGCAGCAGGTTAACGCAGTATCTTTCTCGGTGTAGGCCATGGCCAAGTATAAAGTGCGCCACGGTTATGTGCTGTTCGATGCCAACGGCAACCCCATCCTTCCCGGTCAGATTATTGAGCCGACGGAGGAGATGTTAGAGCTTCAGGGGTGGAAGTTGGAGTTGGTGGAAGAAGTCAAGCCTCCCAAACACCACGGCAAGGCGGTCAAAGAGCCGCCTCACGACCGGGCTATCAAAGAGGCTGATAAAACCAGCTAACATTTACAGGGCCTTAAGGATATAGACGAATGCCGCTTATCACCCGAGATGACCTGATCATTGAGCTGAGCAGCTCTGTGTCTGCGGATGATAATTTGCTTTTAGACAACCTGGTGGGCGGGGTCTGGGGGTTATGGGAATCCTTAACAGGGAGGACCTGGGAGCGAGCCGAACATACTGAATACCACAATATCGTCTCCTCGGATCAGAACCGGCTCTATTTGCGCCAGACTCCGGTTGTATCGGTTGTCAGCATACACAACGATCCGGATTGGGTGTATGGAGATGGGTCATTACTCGATCCTGCAAGTTATGCAGTTTCTCCGGCGAGCGGCATCGTCTATTTTAACGGCTGGTTCATCCCTGGAGACAGGGCGGTCAAAGTGGTCTACACGGCTGGCTACGAGACCGCTGCTTTCCCTGCTGGCATTAAACAAGTGCTAATCCGGCAAGCGGCCCACTGGTTTAAACAGGCCAAAAACTTTCAGGACTTTGAGAAGATGGAAACTTTGCTGCCGGAGGTTCGGTTGATTGTGGAGCAATATCGGAGGCGCCATGTTAGTGATTGACCTCCAAAGCAACATTGTGGCCGCCAAGCTGCAAGCCTTGCAGGCCAAGGCGAACAATCTGGCTCCAGTATTCCAGGCTAAGGTAATGCCGAGGATTATCAAGTCGGTGATTACGAATTTCCAGGTTGGTGGTCGTCCGCCCTGGAAGCCATTGGCTGCGTCAACGCTGATTGCCTGGATCGGCGTGCCAAACACTCCCCACCGGAAAACCTGGTTTGACAAGTCTGGGAAGTTAACAAAAAAGGCCGTGGGGTATGTGCTCAGTCGCCGCCCATTATGGGATACCGGAGCTTTGGTTCGGTCGGTGCGGCCCGGGCCGGTCACGCCGCAGCAGTGTGCCGTGGTGGCCGGTGGCGGGGCGGCGCCTTATGCGCCGGTCCATCAGTTCGGGGCGTTGGCGGGCAAGAACAAAAAAGTGGTCATTCCGGCCCGGCCCTACATGGTCTTACAACCGGAGGACCGCATTGGGATCACGGATGACATCGCCAAATACCTCTTAGAGGATTAAGGCAATGTAAAAGAAATCAATTGAAATCAGTTGAAATCAATTGAAATCAGAGGCCCGGCTTGAACTACACCTTCACAGATTATGAAAACGCCGTCATTGCGGCCCTGGCTCCATTAACCTATCTCAAAACCTGTCAGGGCTACTCCGGCCAGTTTGACGATCGGTCGGTTTGGGAGCAGTTTTTGGCCAGGTTCCCAGGGGTATTAGTGGAGATTGCGGCAGCGGAGTATGTGCAGACAGAATTACCGTTCCCCCCGGTTATCGTTACTCAGACGGTCACGGTCCAGCTTTATGTAGCCGCCCTCTCATGGCGGGACCAGGCTGCGGCCCGCAAGGGCGCCACTGGCATAACCGGGGCCTACACCATCTTGGCGGATATCAGGAAGTATCTGCTCGGCAAAACCCTGGGATTGCAGATCAGGCCGGTGGTCCCGCAAGGGGAGTTTAAGATTAACCACGAGCTGGGCAGCCGGGTGGTGCTTTATGGTGCCAGGTATCTGATTGTCAATGACCGCATAGTGGAAGAATAGCAAACAGGAGGGCACGAACATGCCTATGTATTCCAGAAAACATTTGCTAACCGCCAAGATCGAGACGACCTATGGCCAAGATGCAAACCCAACCCCCGCATCAAATGCCATCTTGGCGGAGAACCTCAAGGTTAAGCCGACCTACGACATCATCGAGCGGACCAATGTGGCATTGCCTGATTTGTCTCTGCTCAAACATCTGGTCGGCCGCTATTGGGCTGAGTTAACCTTTGACGTTGAAATCAGGGGCAGTGGCGATACTGACGGCGATACTCCCCCGGACTTCGGTTGTTTGCTGCAGGCATGCTCCATGAAGCAAACGATCACCGGCGCCCCAAACGGCGACGTTACTTACACTCCCGCCAGCACCGACCAGAAAAGCGTCACCATCTATGCCAACCTTGATGGGGTGTTGCACAAATTTGTTGGCTGCGTTGGCAATGTGGTTTTTAGCGGCGAGGTGGGCAAACCGATTGGGCGCATGTCTTTCGCGTTCCGGGGAAAACTCCTCTCCATCAGCGACACCGCCCTGACTGCGCCAACTTATCAAAACCTTACCCCTCCTCTTATTCTTGGCGCCACAATGACGTATGGCGCTTGGTCGCCGCCGATTTCCAGATTTTCCATCGACCTCAAGAATGTCATCGCAGAGCGTCCCGATATTCACGAGGCCAGCGGGATCATGGGGTTTTTCATCAGCGGTCGCGCACCGGAAGGCCAATTCGATCCTGAAGCGGTTTCGATTGCGACCCGCAACGTCTGGAACAATCTGGCGACTGCAAACGAGGCCGCGCTGAACATCGTGATCGGGTCAGCGGCTGGCAACAAATGCACCATCACCGCTTCCAAATGCGTCAAGAAAGAGATCGCCTGGGGAGATCGCAACGGCATCTTAACCTATGATATTGTCTTTGGTCTCTACCGGAATACCGGGGATGACGAGATCAGTATCAAGTTCCAATAAGATGGAGGGAGGCATAATGTTTACCAAGAAGGTTCCAGTATCAATCGGTGGTGAATGGCTTATCAGGGGGCTGAAACGCCGGGAAGTGAAGCAATTAAAGGCCCAGGGGTTCGATATTAAAGACCGTGAGCCAGACCTGGAGCAGGTTGAAAAAACGGCGGAGGCGGTCCTTGAGATGATCCTGCCGCCGGACCAGTTCGCCCAGCTTGACGATCTGTATGACGGCGAACCCATGGCCCTTTACACGGAGGTGATCAGGCTTACTTACCCATCGGGCGCCGAAGCAAAAAACTGAGATTGGCCGTTGGTCTTGAGCATGATGGCAAACTGTATGACTGCCAGCATTGCCAGGCCAACGGCTTGCAAAAGGTTCGAGGCTGCCCGGCTGTCGGCGGCTTTGCTATGCCGGAGCCGGTTTTCTATGACGGCGAACTGGTAACCCATTGTTTGGCTGGGGAAGTGACGGCGCAATCCATTTTCTGGCTCAACGATTACGCATATCTCCAGTTAAACATCTTACCCGAACCCGGCGGTTTAAACGACCAATGGGAAAAAGACCTCCAGGCTTTTAGCATCATCTCGCAGGAGAAGCAAGAACTGGAGGCGGCCGGACCAAAAGATGGCGGAAAATAACGTCGTTGAAATCGTCATTAAGGCCCGCGAAGAAGTGGCTCGGGCCATGTCCAAAGTGATGGACTCCTTGCGTCAGGCGAAAGACCAGGCCAAGGAGACGGCGGCGGCGACCCAGGAAATTTCCAGGGGGATTGACCGGGCCGCCTCCAGCGCTGGCAGGCTTGGCAGCGAGTTAGGCCGGGTTGTAGGCGTGACCCTGTCGGTTGCCGGTGCGGCGGCCCTGGTCCACAAGGGGTTTGACTCCTGGCGATCTCTCATCACAAGCGGTCTCAAGGCGGTTGACGACTACGAGACGGCGATCATCTCGGCCTCTGCTGCCCTGACGAACCTGGTAGACCCAGACAAGTTCAAGGGCACCTATGAGGAGGCCTATGGTCTGGCCAAGCAATATTTCCAGGACCTCTGGAAATGGTCTGCTGAGGCTGACAAAAAGGCGGCGGCCTCCGCTCGGGAGATTTTCCAGGTGGGCGCCGAGATGGCCAAATACCACATGGTTCCGGTCTCCCAGAAAGACGTTGACGTGGTGGCCCGCCTTACCGATGCGATCAAGGCCTTTGCCCCGGCCGGGGAAGGTGGGGCCCGCGTTCTCGGCCAGATCAAGCAGGAGATTCGGGCCCTGGCTGAAGGGCGAGCGGTTCCAGGGGCACAACTGGCCATGCAGCTCAAGACGCAGGACGCCCTCTTTGAGGAGCACCTGCGCAAGGCCAGGGAACTCGGCACGGTCTATGAATACCTGGATTCACAACTCAAGGGGTTTGCGGCATCCCAGAAGGATATGTCGAACACTCTGGGATCTGTCATGTCGAGTCTGGAGGCGCTCTGGCAAGTGATCCAGATAGAGGCCTTCCGGAACGCTTACCGCGAGGTGGTGGGGCTGATCCAGGAGATAGTCGGGCTGCTCATGCAAAGCGGGCAGCTTACCGCAACCGGCAAACGCTTAGCCGAGGCGTTGGCCAAGGCCTGGGATGAAGTGAAAAGCACAATCCGGGCAGCATTTAGTCAGATGCTTGCTGACCCGTCGGCGGTGATCAAAAACATCACCTCCATTGCCTCTGCTATCGGGACCATTACAAGTGCGGCAATTAGGGCGGCGGAGGTGCTTAGCCGTTTGATAAACCTGGCGGCGCAAGCCGCATCTAATCCGCTTATAACTGGCGCTGGCGGGGCAGCGATTGGGTGGAAGGTTGGCGGACCTTACGGGGCCTTGGCTGGCGGGGTGGCTGGTTTTGGTTATGGCGCTTACAACATGGCTGGGCAGATTGAGGAGGCGCGCCGGAAAGCGGCACAAGCAGCCGCCCAAGCCGCTCCGCCAGGCGACCGGCTTGCCCCGGTTCCCCTTGCTCCCCACAAGCGCATTGAGGTGACGGCGGACCAGGTGGCCGCCATTGAGCGGGAGGCGGCCGCCAGGGCCGGGGCTTCCACCGCTGCCTACGACCGGCTGTTTAAAGGGCTGCGCAGCGTCGGTGCTGGCGATGCTGGCGGCAGTGGCGGCGGCAAAGCTCCCAGGGTTTTGGCGTTTGAGGACGTCAACCGAGTTCTGGACCAACTGCAAGACAAGGCGGCGCAGGCGGCCGAAGCGGTCCGGGACCTCGCAGGTGAATATGAAAAACTTTCCCAACCGGCACGGGCCCCCCTAATCGACATCTCCAAATGGTTTGACCAGCAGCAGAAACGGGCCACCGGTTTTACACGCGACGCCGAGCGGATAGTCCGGGAGTTTGGCGAGCGGATACAGAAAGCGGAGGCCGAGGGGGTGACTGTCAACCCTGAAGTCTATACCGCTTATGAAACTGCGAAAAACCTGCTTGCCAAAGTGAAGGCCGACGAAGTCAGGATTATTGAACAGGCCTCCCAGGAAAAACTCCTCAAAGAGCGGGAGTATCAGGACAAGTATCAAGCGGAAGTGCTTGGCAAGATGGCTGGCATCCTGGATCAAGCCCTGAATATGGAGCGGCTTAACTATGCAGAGCGCCGCAAGGTGGCCCAGGCATATCTTGCAGTCAAGACCGCAGTCATTGATCAGGAAATCGCAGAGCTTCGGAAGAAGTATCCCGGCCAGATTCCTGAGGATGTCCTTGGGATATACCGGCAAGCACAACTCGAGCAGGTTAACAAGCAAATCAAGTCGGCCACCTCCGGACTGGCGCTGGAATGGGAGGCGGCCTGGAAGAGGGCTGCGGAGAATGTGCAGGATGCACTGGCAAACACCATTTATACCTTGGTGACCCAGACCAAAAGCGCCGGCGACATGCTCAGAAACATCCTGAATGGCATGTTACAAATTATGTCGCAAATGGCGGCCAAGGCGTTGATGGAGCTGGCCAAGGTGGCCATCGAGTCGGCAGGCATATTCGGCAGCAGGGGCGGTGGCGGTTTTCTGGGCGGGTTGATTGGCGCCATTGGGGGCCTGTTTGGTTTTGGCGGAGCTGCCGCGAACACGTCATCGTTTGGCTACATTTCAGGCGGTTTCACCCCCTCAGCTATGCTGCCGGGGTTTGCGGAGGGCGGCATAAGTTATTCTCCTACTCTGGCCTGGGTATCCGAGCGTGGCCCCGAGGCCCACATCCCATTGCAGGGCGGGGCCGTGCCGGTGCGCCTGCAGCGGTCTCAGCCGGAGCAAATTCAAATTATCAACGTCTTTGACCAAACGGCAGTGCAGGCTTTGGCGGTGCAGGCCATGAATTCTGACACAGGGCGGCGCATTATCCTGAACACGGTCAATTCGGAAATGCTTTCCCGCGGGACCACCATGCGGGTTATTAGGGGTCGGTAATGCCATTTTACTCAAGCCAGCTCCAGACATGGGCACCCCCCACGCTGCACGTCTTGCGGGGGGCCCCAAGGTGGAATGTAATAAAAACCGACTTCACATTCAGCAATTTGTCGCAGCGGGTATCGTATCAAACGGCCCCGTTGTATTCGTACACCCTTTCATGCTCCGGGTTGCGTCAAGATGAATGGCAAGCCGTTCTTGCGCTCTACGCGGGGTGCAAGGGATCATTGATACCGTTCAAGCTGGTGATGGGCGGCCAAACGAAATACTGCATTATTACCGGGTTGGATTGGGAAAAAGTGACGCCGGTGAGCTATAACGTCAACCTGACGGTGGAGGAGGTTTCGCCGGCGGAAATTATTGTGGATGATTGATGGCCCGAGAAATACTCTGGTATAAAGACCTGAAGCCTGCGGAAGAAGAAGCAAGGCGGGTCAAAGATCGGACTAATCATGGCAATGACGGAGTGCCAGCCGCTGGTGTATCCTATGAAGACGTGCCAGGGCGCGGCAAGGTTTTGACCTGCGATGCAGCCGGAGATGTGATTGCGGTGACGCCGGGCGGCAACCTCTGGTCCTGGCCATGGGGCTTTAACTGGACCTACGCTAACCGTGACGGCGTCCGGCTAACCGTTCCCAAGGCTGGCGTTTGGGATGGTGCGATCTTCACTGCTTACAACGACGGCGGCACATACAAGGTGCGCATCCCTGCAAACCAGGGCGGCGGTGGGGTGATCTTGGTGCGTGGCGTCTATCTGGCCACGGAGGAGTTCACCTGGGATAACATCACCGCCGACCCGTTCAATCCCGATATCGTCAATTACTACTCCGCCCACGTCAATCAAGAAAATGAAACTATCATTACCTTGACCGGCAATCCAGGCGGTCAGGTGCAAGTTTACTATATCCACGAGGCCGATGTCAGTTTGGTGAAATACGACGGCACCAACGACTGGCCTACTGTAGTCTACTGGCAGCATGGCGACGGAACATGGGATCAGCACTGGGCGGTGGATAAACTGCCCCAGTTAATTCATGGTTGCTGGCTGTACGAGAAGTATTCCGGTCGGTCAACGGCCCTGGAGCGAGCCTGGCTCTGGAACCAGTATAAAGTTAACGTGCCGGTGCGGACGCCTCCGCTGATGATGGACGGTTTCGACCTGACCTCCTGGGCCAAAGGCACGAAACAATACTACCGCAATTCCACGGTGGGCAACTCGCCCATAGTATTCCGGCACTTCGGCATCGTGTTTGACCAAACCGGGCGCCAATGTCTCCGGTTTCATGCCTACTTGCCAAATGAGGGCGACGGGGCCTGGTTTGGGACATATCTTGGCATTGATGATCTGTCGCAGGCGCCCTGGAACAACCTTACCGGCATGAAACTGGCTGTGCGAGGTCTTGATCAAGGGAGCGTTCTGCATATCCAGATGAACGCCGCCAAGCTCAGCGACCAGGACAAATACTCCAACCCGAACCACATCTATTCGCACGCCATACCGGACTATTTTTCCACCTGGACCAACCTTGACATCCCGATCAGCCAGTTCTGGCGCAGCACAAATGTCTATTACGACGGGACCAGGGTGCTTGGCAACTGGTATGTGTACTGCTCCGCTGGCGGCACCCCGAACCTGGTGTTCAAACGCAAGGGGCCGATAACGGTCGCTGGCGACACGTTTTACGTCTACCACGAAGCAAAGATTGACCAACCCAACTATACCTACTATGGGGTAGGCGTCAGCAATAAGTCAGGGGTTCTGGGCAGGCCTACTGGCCAGACCAATATAAACTTTTTGGTCAACGTAGATACCGAGCTATGCAACCGGACCGTAGAGGTGCGGGTTACGCACGCTGGCGGCAACCCGGCGGTTGACTATTGCTCGGCCACCATTACCCTGCCGTCAGAACCGGGCTGGACCAGGCAATCGGTTGCCTTTAATGCTTTTACTCCGGCGGTCGATCCAGATCAAGCCATAGATCATGTGCAATGGCATTTTAACTACGGCGGTTTCACTGGTTCTATCAGGCTGGCAGACATCTGTTTTGGCGACAAAATCAGGTTTGCCGACCACGCCCAAGCGCTCTTTTTGGTGCAGTTCTACTTGCCACAGAACGGTAACAGCTCCCAGGAGTTCTATCTGGACGACTGGCGATGGGGGCCGGACGTTGCGGACCTTTATCCCTACGCACCGCCACTGTCAATCAACATTAAAGAGACCGGCCTTGGTAGTTGGCAGGGGCCGACCTTAGTTCACTATGTGCAGCCGATGGTCCCATACGTCCAGGGGGACAGCAGCGTCCTGGCCACATGGTTGAGCTTTGTGAAGGACTCCCAGGACGCTTTCCATAACACCTACAAGGGCACTAAGGGGCCGGTGATCCCGCTGCACAGCCGCAATTTCCTGGAGGTCTGTCATTATATCGGGGCGGAGGCCTTTAACCGGTTCTGCTGGGCCTCCAGATATCGCCATTATGGCAAGGTGGTGGGCCTGTGGCTGTTCAATGGCGCCTTGGCCGACTCCAGCGAGCGGGGCCACAACTTCACCTGGCTTGGCGGCGGCTCGCCCACCTATACAACTGGTATCTGTCAGCCGGGCAATACTGCGATTGTGCTTGATGGGGCTCACAGTCTCCAGGTTGACAATCACAGCGATTTCAATATGGCCGGTGATTGGTCTCTGGCCTGCGTGTTCAAAACTTCTACAGCCAACCGCTATCTGCTTAACAAGATCGGTGGTGGGGCTGGTTACTCAATCAAGCTAACATCCTCAGGCTATATCCAGGTCTGGGTCAGCGACGGGACTAACAGCGCTACATTCACCGGCAGCACGAATCTGGCCGACGGTGAGTATCATCTGGTAGTGGTGCGCTACCAGGCTGGCGGCAATATGTATGTGGTGGTGGACGGGGCGGCGGTCGGGTCGGTTTCTGTGGCGGCCTTTGGGGACCTCTCCAACGGCGGCCACTTCATAGTTGGGGCCGATTCCGGCTATTCCAACACCTGGGTGGGGCAGTTGGATTATTTGAAGGTTTGGAACGGCTACTGTGTCCCGCAGGTCGAGGCTGTGGACCTGTGGAGCTACGTCAACTGTCAGGGGTTCCCAACTGTCTACCCGGAGACTTCCTACGCCTACTCTACTTTTGCGTGGTCGTTTGCCTGGGTGGCCGAGTATTACTATTTTACCGGTGACTCGACGGTCGCGACCTGGTTGTCAAACATTGTGGGCTGGCTTGACGCTCATTTCCGGGAGGACCCAGCATACCCCAACTCTCCGAAAGGCTACCAGATTCCGCAATGGTTCTGGGAATCCGGCTATGGCTACTGGGGCTATGATGCCGAGGTCCTCATGGCCTGCGTCCGGGGGATGCTGTTCTATTACTGGCGGACTGGGGATTCACGTTGCAACACCTGGATCAGGCGGCTACTGGACGACTTCCGGGTTAACCGCTACGACCATTCCTGGGGCGGCTATATCCACGACGGCAAACACCGGGCCTATTCCAACGGCCACATTTTCCGGACCTGGGGGCTGGTGGTAAACGGCAGGCCTCCTGGGGCCGTCAATCCTCCGGGGTCCTGGTATAACTTTGCCATTACAACCGACGACACCGAATTCTACGAGACATACGCCGCCTGGTGGTTTGACAACGTCGGCGACACCCAGCCAAACGTCCTTAACAGCGACCTGATGCCCTACGTGATTTGCGAGGACGCAGACGACTGGGCGTTCTGGCCGAATTACGTCTTCCGGTCAGGGATGGGGTCGTCAGAGTCTATGATCAACGTTGCCTTGGCCGCACTGGAGTGGGGCCGCTACAACGGCGGCGATTACTCCTGGTTCCTGGCGTTTAAAGATTTCTGGGTGGCGCCGGAACTGAACGTCAATAACTTTACCTGCGAGGCCTGGATCAAGGTTAACTCCCCTCACACCGCGGACATCATCCTCAAGCCCAACTCATATCGTCTGTCGCTTAACAACGGCTATCCGGCGGCTGCGGTCTATTATGGCGGGTCATGGCACACAGTAACCGGCACCAGGGCCGTGGATAACGGATCATGGGGACATGTTGCCGCCTCTTTTGATGGCGCCACCATAAATGTTTATTACAACGGGATAAAAGTTGGTTCTGGGACTGTTGGCGGCCTGCCGGACATTACCGAGGACGATGCGATCATTGCGCATAACCTTTATGGGTCGGTGGCCGAAGTCTTAATCCGCAATCAATCCTCATCCCAAACCACTATCCGCCATGACATGCTGCGGTGGGTTATGGCCGAGTCATTGCGGGCGGTGGAGCTGATTGAGTGCAAGCTGGAGGGGTTGGCGCCGCTCTGCTTTTGCACCGGCGACGCCCCGCTGCAGGTAACGTCCTACGACCGAAACGGTTATCCAGTGAAATACACCTACACCCCGGCAGGCTTCGACCGGGACGGCATCAGGCGGGAGATGGTTGGGGCGCAATATACGGCCAGCGTCAGAGTAGCCGTGACCAACGAGGTCTTGGCCATGATAGATACTTACAACCTTATCGGTGCTCTGCTCACGATCAAGATGACCCTGGCCGACTCCGATCATTCCAACCCGGACAATACCGCCACCATATTCTGTGGCCGGATTAAATCTTGGGAAATTCAGAACATGGTGCTTACCGTCACGGCTGCCGATCTCAGTATTGACCTTGGCGGGCAATGCCCTCCGGCCTTTTACGACTATTTTTGCAGACACTGGTTTAAAGGAGGCCGGTGCATGTATGTGGGCAGCGAGGAGACTTGCCACAAAACGGAGACTTTCTGCAGGCTTTTGGGGAACGTGCTGCATTTCGGTGGCTTTAAGTTCGTGCCGCGTTTAATGCGGCGGCGGGGCGGTTGATGACGACGGTTCTGGGCTGCATGGAAATACTCTATGAGGAGCTTGGTTTGGCAGTGGACCGCCAAGTTTTGGTGAAGCTTTTCGGCCCACGCTGGAACCGCAAGGTCGTGCTGGAGTTCTTGGGCGAATATGGGTATTGGCCCGTAGCAGGCCAGCCAATTCCCGGCGATATCGTTTTTGTAGGTGATCATCCCGGCATAGTCCGGGAGTCTGGGCTCGTGGAAAATTTGCATCACGGGCGTCGGACCTTTATGCCGCTGGCCAGAATCCAGCGCAAGCTTGACATGGTGTTACGATGCCGCAAGCCGTAGGATTCGTTTTTGCAGCATTATCAGGAGGTCTGGCCGGATTCGGTGCGGCCGGTGGTTTGGCCGCCGCTTCCGGAACTGCAATTTTGGGAACTGTCCTGGGGACAGTTGCCGGGGTTGCCATGTATGGTATCAATCTGCTTCTGGCTCCTGGGGTGGCAAACACCTCCACGCCGGCCAGTGTGTCTTTCACGGACACTGGATTAAGGTTTGACCCGACGCCAAACTTCACCTCATCCCAACAGGTAATCCCGCTCGTTTTTGGCAAGACCACGGTCTCTCCGCAAATCGCTCATCGCCGGGTATACGGCACCAACTACCAGCGCGGCTACTTTTTCCTGGCCTGCGGCGAAGCTCCGCTGGACTTAGACTCAATCCTCATTGACGATGTCAGCATTGCGGACCTCCCAAACTACTCGGCCGCTCCCGGCGACAAAAACAAGTCCTGGTATCAATGGTTTCCCCTGGGCAGCAAGTACACCGTCACTCTGAATAATACTGGCGAACTGAGCTGGGGAGTATCTGAGAGCAGGTATTATCCCAACAATCCTTATACGCCTCCAACGAACAATTACGGCACGATTGCCGGGCCGCTGGTAGTGATCTATGGCGGCGGCTCGATCAAGCTGAGAGCCAAGTTTGCCCAAGACCAGGTCGAGGCCGGGTTGTGGATAAGGTTTAGGCTGGAGAACTATTACTCCCCCTCACAGGTCAAAATCTCTGATATTCCCGGCAAGTGGGTCACCACAAACATCACTGGCGAGTTCAGTGGGGCGTCCTATCACTCCAACGGGTGGTTCCAGATCATGCTTGACTCTACTGTGCCGGTGCGTGGCGGCCACGTGGACACCACTACTGTCTGGGAGGGTGAGTATACGTTTGAGGGCATAGAGGAGCTGACGACTTGGCGCGCCAAGCTGGAATACGTCATTATCTCGGCGGAGACCACTTATAATAAGGCCCAGGTGGTCTTTGACAAAGTGGCGATTACCGACACTGACAAGGTGGAAGATTTTTCCTGTTGGGGCACGGCCTACGCTGTAGTGCACCTCGCCTGGCATGAAGCCCTGAGCAGCAACCCGAATTTTTCCTGCGTGGTCAAAGGTTTTGGCCGGGAGGAGGGGCAGGATGAGGGAAACCCTGCCCTGTGTGCCTATTTTCTATTGACCGACCGAGACAACCCGGAGTCAGACACATACGACATCCTTTTGGATCGCCTGGAACCGGCACAGATTAACTGGGACTCCGTCCAGGAAACGGCAGCTTTCTGTAATTCTCTCATGGGTGGCGCTGGCTATCGGTTTAACCGGGCCGTTGGTGCGCCGATGGAGAAGGAGGCCGTCCTCAAGGAGATTACGGCCGCTGGGCGCTTTTTGATCTTCGTGTCCGGGGCTCAAATCATGTTCAAGCCTGATCGCGATGAGCCGATTACCAGGGTGATCTCCGAGGCAATGGAGATTGTGCCTGGTTCTATGAAAATTGCCAAGGCCTCGCAAAACGAGGTCAACTCCCTGCGTGCTTCGTATTACGACTCTGGGTTGGGCTACACCGTCCAAACGATACAGGTTGACCTGCCGCAAGAGGGGTTTTCGCAGGCGACGCTTGACCTCACCGGTGTCACGAACCAGAAGCAGGCGTTTGAACTGGCAAGGTATAGCCTGTCGGGGCGGCAATCGAAGTATATCGTCACCTGTCAAGTCAGGCTGCACACCATCTTAACCTGCTGGCTGGGCGATCTGGTCCAGATTGATACTGAGCACCGGTTAATTGCGGACCGGACGTGGCGCATTATGGGAGTCCCGGAGGAGGCTCCTGGCTACATTTACACCCTGCAACTGGTGGAGCATGACCCTGGCATGTATACGTCGATTCTGGGCGGCAAACCAGAGGCCGGTTATGTGTCGTACAGCCCCTGGTATCACATCCCCATCGACAGCAAATCCAGTCCGTTCAACTGGCCCGGCGGGAATGTCGGGCCGTCTCAGGTGATCAACCTGGCCATTATGTCAATCAACTATCACCCGGCACCATCGAAGATGACGTCAGTGCGGGTTGAATATGAATATCTGGCATCGAACGCCGACAAGATTATGATTGAGTATTCAAGGGACGCCGGTGAAACATGGACAACGGCTGGGTATTCCACCTCAAACAACTACACATTCGATGTTGAGTTGCGGTGGGGGGTGCTCATGGTGCGTGTAGCGGCGATTTACCAGAACCAGGTTGGTGCGTATGCCACGGCTGAGGATTATGTGGAAGGGCTTGGCGGAGATGATGCAGGCATTGGGTATGCGCAGATTGGATGGAGTCCGATAGGAGGAGTTGAATAATGGCTGAACACCTCACCCCCAACGCCGGGTTTCGCTATTATGACGACGGCGCCAGTGCAGCAACCGGTCTGAACTGGAACACCGGATGGATTGCTAATGTAATGATCCTGGATGGTTTGGCCGGTGCAGGCCTGGTTTGGGACAACAGCAATCCTAAAAAGCTGGCCGTGCAGGTGGACGGCAGCACAATAGAGATTTCTGGCGATACTCTGCGAGTAAAAGATGGCCTGCCGCTGAACAGCGCCGTTATTGGCCAGATATCGGGCGGGACGGCACCGGGGGCATCGCTTATCCTGGATAGCACAACCGACGCCACCAAGGGCAGCATTATCCTGGCTGGCGGCGGCGGCAACGTGGGGATAGGAGCAACAACGTTTGGGGGGTCGGCTGGCAAGGTGCTTGCTCTGGGGATGGGCACGGCCCCCACGTCATCTCCGGCGGACACGGTGCAGCTCTGGTGCGCTGACCGGGGCGGTACAGCCGGAAAAGCATCGCTCCACCTGCGGACCGAGGACGGGACGAGCCACGTGTTCGGCGACAGGGTCGGTATCGGGACCACTAACCCGGGGGCCTATATGTTCAATGTGGCGGGGCAGTCCAGCTTTGGTGGAAGTGTTTTCCCGTCGGTGGATGGAGCTTATGACCTGGGTTCGAGCTCATTAAAGTGGGCATCTTTAAATACCCGAAGCATAACCATGACCAGAACACAAGATAATGCCACCGGCACCACCGTGAACATAGCCTCAAACAATAACTACTCCACAACCGGGACATATTATTGCCGGGGCATCGTTCTGAACTCTTATATCAATCCGAATGGCGATCAGACCGCCCATAATAACGGCTACGACCGCGGTGTGCAGATCACCCATTTCCTGCGGGAAAACGCCGGGACTCTTGCCGAAGTGACCGGCATGTTTATTGAGTATGGGTCCTATGGTCCTGCCGGAGCAGACGTGGCTGCAACGATTACCCTGGCTCAGGGTATCAGGGTAACTGGGCAGAAAGTTGCGTCCACGACGGTTACCACGAATTACGGTATCAGGATTGACGGCACAATATCAGGCACAACGGCCTATGGCCTGTATATCGGACCGATTTCAGGCACGACGACCTACGGCATCTATCAAGCCGGGGGAGCGAACGTCAACTACTTTGCCGGAAACATCAGCCTGGGCGCCTCCGCTTTCGGCACCTCGGCGGCCAAGGTATTTGGGGTTGCCAACGGCACGGCTCCGAGCACTGCTCCGGCTGACATGGTCCAGCTCTGGAGCGAGGACATTAACGGCACGAATGGCAAGGCCGGTTTGCACATGCTGGCGGAGAGCGGCACGTCCAAACTGGTCGTAGTGGGAACGATTATTAAAACCACCACCGGCGACCCCTCACAGGTGCATGAGGGGCTGATGTGTATCAACACGGCAGACAAGACTCTGAAGATGTATTGTGGCGGGGCTTGGCGCTCGCTGGCAACCTGGGTATAGGAGAATATTTATGGAACAACAAACAGCTGACATTGAAAAGGCGAAGCAGATTCTGGAGGAGGATCAACGCCAACGGCTTGAACTGTGCCGGGAGGCGATCAGGCGGGCCCTGGAACAGCATGGATGCGAGCTGGTAGCCGTGCTGCAAACCAATTTGGGCGCCATATCGGTTCCTGTCGAACTGAGGGTTAAATAAAAGGTGTTTTTGCAACATCTGGTGGAGGGCGGCCCATGACCTGCGATTTTCTCGGTGTGGCACAACTGTTCTCTATCATCATCGGTGCAATGGGGACGCCGGGCGTGACATATTTCCTCATGAAACGCATGAGCCGAGATACCATTGCCCATATAAAGGAAAATTGCGCTTTTTGTCGCAGCCACCTTGAGGAAAAAATCAATACTATTGATCACAAGGTTGACGATCTAACGGATCGGCAAATAATGCTCCGGGAGAAATTGCCAATCGACTATGTGCGTCGTGAGGAGTTTTTGCGGCACGTCAACGGCAAGAAATGAGGTGTCAGGTCATGGCAGATCGTCCACTGGTGTTAATCAAGACATTGCCACACGATAACATGGCAATCGAGGTCAAGTTGGGAGGCGATACGGCCCCGGGGCCGGTTATGGTGCCCCGCTGCGACCTCTTGTATGCCATGCTTTGCGATGAGGGAGTTTCCATTGCAATCCCAGGCAAACTTATTTCCGGAGGGGAAGGCGATGTATAGGGTAAAGGCTTCGGCATTGAACATCCGCCGGGGGCCGGGGACCCAGTATCCGGTCGCCGGTCAGCTCCCGAAAGGGGCTTTGATCGAGCCGGTAGACATGGCAGGGTGGCTGCCGGTGGCCGCCGATGGTTATGTGGGCTGGGTAGCACGGCAGTATCTGGAGGAGGTGCCGGAGCCGCCCCAGACCACACCGGTCCAGACCTCCTATGACTTCAGTACAAAAGAGGGAACTATCGCAGCCATCCGGGCGGAGTGTGAGAGACAGGGGCTTGGGCTGCCGGAGCAGATCGCCTACGTTCTGGCAACGGTGGAGTGGGAAACCAACCGGACCTTTAAGCCGGTTCGGGAGGCCTACTGGAAAAGTGAGGAGTGGCGTCGGCAGAACCTGCGCTACTACCCCTACTATGGCCGAGGGTATGTGCAATTGACCTGGAAGGCCAACTATCAGAAATATTCTGCGATCTTGGGCATTGACCTCGTCAATAACCCGGACAAGGCCCTGGAGCCGGAGATCGCCCTGTTTATCCTGGTCCACGGCTTGAAAGCCGGCGCCTTTACCGGCAAGAAGCTGGAGGACTTTATCAATGCGGCCGGGGCTGACTATATCCAGGCCCGGCGCTGTGTCAACGCTCTCGACAGGGCCAAGGAGATTGCGGCCCTGGCTGCGCAATACCTCCAGACCACGGCCACAGCCTCAGCCACCGAGATTACCGAATGGCCCTGGCTCAAGATCGCCAAGCAGGAGCTCGGGGTCAAGGAAATGGCCGGTGACGGAACTAACCCACGAATCGTGGAGTATCTGAAAAGCACAACCCTGAGCCTCCCTGACAACGAGCGCGACGAGACCCCCTGGTGCTCTGCCTTCGTCAATTGGGTGTTAAAGCAGGCTGGGGTTGAACCCCGCACGAACTCTGCTTGGGCCAGGTCCTGGTTAGATTGGGGGGTGCCAACCGATACCCCCATTCCCGGCACCATTGCAGTCTTTTCCCGAGGACAGAACGGCGGGCACGTGGGGTTTTATCTTGATGAAGATGAAACCCGCATCCAGGTGCTTGGCGGCAACCAAGGCAACGCCGTCACTATCGCCTGGTATCCCAAGACCTCCCTGCTTGGTTACCGGGAACCTGCTGGTTGGCGGGAGGCTTGACCATGCAGCACAATTGGCTGAAAGAGAATGTCGGACCGATCCTGGCCCTCATCACCGTGGTGGGCACCTTCGCCCTCTTTGCCTTAGCCTTTTTCCTCAAGGTGGACGGCGCCAACGAGAAGGTCCTGTTCATGGTCATCGGGGCATTATCCTCCATCGCCACGACGGTGGTCGGGTATTATTTTGGGAGTTCGGAGGGGAACTCGAAAAAAACAAGGTAATCGGAAAGTTATGCAGAACACCATGTTTCAATCCTCACCCGGCCTTTCGACCGGGTGCAACAACCCGGCCTGTTTGGTCAAGGATTGTTAGCACTGTGTTTCAATCCTCACCCGGCCTTTCGACCGGGTGCAACGCCTCGCAGACGCAGTCATGCAGCCACTGGCTTAGTTTCAATCCTCACCCGGCCTTTCGACCGGGTGCAACATGCTGATTGACCCGAACTT